TTAACCGATGATTACCCACCTGCCACGCTCGAAGGCTCGCACATGGGATTAACCGATGATTACCCACCTGCCACGCTCGAAGGCTCGCACATGGCAGTAACCGATGATTACCCACCTGTCCCCCTCTCGCACATGGGATTAACCGATGATTACCCACCTGCCACGCTCGCCCCTGTCCCCCTCTCGCCCCTGTCCCCCGCTCTCACATTTTAAAGGAGAAAACATGACGACAATTGACGAAGTAAATACGCCCAAACGAGGTACGACTATGATTCGCAGCCGCAGTATTATCCTAGCTAGTCTCGCCGCTTTGCCGTTCGTGCTTCACTACGGATCGGCAGGCTACATCCACGCAGAAAATATTATGGTCAGTAAGACGTATGAGGCGGGCTACTACCTGTTGCAGTCTGTAGGACTTCAGCCGATTCCATCCCCGACCTCGATTGATAGCCTGATTGATCGTGCGGCTGATAAATACGGCATCCGGCGTCCGCTCCTTCATGCCCTAGCGAGCACCGAGTCCCAGAAAAATCCGACTGCATTAAGCCTCAAAGGGGCGATTGGGCTGCTGCAAATAATGCCTGCGAACTACAAAAGGTGCGGCCTCTCACACGCCGGGAAGCTTTGGGACGAGGCCACGAACATAGACTGCGGGGCACTTATACTTTCGCAGGAACTAGCCTCCCAAGCGACCATAGGAAACGCCCTTCGCGTCTACAACGGCGGCCCGAAGGCTCTGAAAAGGCAGTTTCCAGAATCAGAAGCCTACGTCGTCCGCGTCATGACAAAAATGGCGGAATCCGCAAACACTTGAAAACACCTGGTTTTTTCCAAAATAGAACACCTGGAAATCAAGAGTGTACAGAAACAGTGTTTCTGTACACTCTTGATACACTCTTGATACACTCTTGATTCCCTCTTATATATACATATATATAATAATATCATATATTTATAAATAAATGAAAATCAAAAAACAAGAGTGTCGCGTTTTTCAGAAAGTTTTTACTTTCTTCTCCTTTTGGGAGAGAAACACTCATACCCCCCGTACACTCTTGATTTTGTACACTCTTGATTTTTCTTAATGATACTATGGCTTTGTTCCGAATCAAGAGTGTATCAAGAAATCAAGAGTGTACAAAAACAGTCCTTCTGTACACGCTTGTTTTCCAGTTGTTCTATTTTGGACGTTTGAAAATGTCAGAAAAGACAGGAAAGGACAGGTTTTTTAGTCGAGCAGGTCGCCCAACATTACTCCCAACCCAGGGCGAGCGCCTTTAACCATAGATCGCTTGTAGTTTGGAACCATAACGATACGCCGCAGCTCGGCGGCGTCGGCCAACGCGGTATCAAACTGCTTCATCGTGGCAAAACTACGCCGCACACGCCGGTATAGCTCGGTCTTAAAAATGACCGGGGTTTCGAGCTCACGCGCCATCAGGGCAATCGTATTCAGAATAAGGGCCTCATTCTGAATATTCTCGCTGCCCTTGGTCTTGAGAACCGTTGAATCGGCGAGCGCCATAATTGCCCTGTGACGGGACTCGATAAACTCCGCCGCGTAGTTTAGCGTGGGCAGGTCTATCACGGTCGCCGATAGTACAGTGGCAACCCTCTCAATCTGCTCGGCCAGGCGGCTATAGAGGCCCGAATACGGGGCCTTCTCGGCATCGTTGGCGGAGCTAATCAAGAGATCCCTATAATGGTCAGATAGCCGCTTAAACTCCTTTAGAGCGTCAGGGGTGTATGCGATTGAGACACGAGGCAGGGATTGTATAGCCTCAACCGCGTTCCCCTCTGAGTCGAGTTCAACAGGAATAGACGCGTGAACAAAGAGAGGAGAGGTGATAATTGCAAACTTGTTGGCGTTGTCGTTTTCAGGCACCCGCAAGATTTCAGGAACTATCGGAATGAAGCGTTGGAACAGGCCCTGATTGACCGAATCGGCGTTAAAAAGGGTGGCGAATTTCGACGGCACCGTATATCCGCAAATAGCCGCCATTGGGTTATCGAGAACGAGTTCCGGCTCGCCTTTCTTAGAGTTGGCCTTGGCCGTCTTCCCAAACGATATTCCCCGCATGGCCCCGGAGGAATAGAGCTGTAAAAACGCCTTCGCGATATAGGCCAGGTGAGTAGAGGCCGATTCCTCCTGGATGGAACTAAGCAGGGGACCGATTTCGTCGAGTAGAAAAAACCCCAACCCATCATTGGCGGCCAGATGCTCGTAGACGCCGCGATCAGACCGGATCTCGTTTCCGATTAACTTACCATAGCCGTAGTGCCAAAGAGTGTTTTGCAGGAAAGTCATCGGATCGTTCTTGCCGTAGCCGCTGATCGCCACGTTGATAATGTACAGGGCAGGCGACGAACCTTTAGGGGTTAAGTGAGTCTTTGATTTTAGTATCGAGAGGCCCGCTAGGAAGGTGCCGAAAGCCAAGGCAGCGCAGGGATATAAAGAGTTATCCATCACCTGTTTTACAATGTCCCCGAATCCGTTCGGGGCCGACAGGTAAAAAGAGTCAGGGAGATGCCACGGGGCAGGAGTGCTTCCGTCGTCGAGCGGAAAGGACTGTACGATGTGTAAGTTCTCGGCTTTTACCTTGTCGAACGCGGAGCTGAATAGAGCGAGCGATTTAGGCGTTAACTTGTCCGTGTAGTAAACACTGTCGGTATTATCTAGTCGGTTGCGGACGAAGTTATCAAATAGAGAGTACGCCGTTTCGCGGTCCGATTCGGTATTAGCTAAGTGGAGCGACAGGGATTGCAGGGCTGAAAAGCGTTCGCCCGCAGGCAGGATAGAGGTATCGGCCAGATCGGGGACGTTTGACGGCTCGGCGGTTCCGTAGGTTTGCACATTGTAGTCGAGATATGATTGGGCGTCTGTCAATTCAAAGATCTGATCGAGTGTATACGGCGGGACGGTAGAGATCTCGGATACAGCGACGAGGGCTAGTTTTTTAATGTGTGAGAAGCCAGGGACGCGCAGGATCTTTGAGTGATCGCGCATCGTCTTATCCATCCCCAGCTTTTGCGTGGGATTTTTAATCGATGGATCGCCTAGCCGATGCAGCATGTTTTGTATCGTGTTCCATTTAAAAACAGAGGCATCGGTTTTCGGAACAGGGGAGAAGTCGAAGTACAGGTGATATCGATTAGGCGAAGAGCATATTTTGATGTGAGGAGTCAGCCCGATATCGTTGAGATACGCCTCGACTTTAGCAATCGGGCAGTTATCAGTGTCGATAAAACACTTCGACAGGTATTGGACCGATAGTTGCGAACGCGGCGTTTGTTTTCCGTCGTGAATAACGCCGTCGCCTTCATTAACCATGAAAAAAACGTCGTAGCCTCTTTGATTATAGAGCAACGCATCTTTACAAGCGGCGGCTTTATCGGTGTACGTGCGGACCGGAGTTACAAGCTTGGCCGATTCCGATTTTTTAATATATTGAAAGGTGTGGATAGCGTACGGGAAGGAGTCGAAAAGAAAATCGATTCCTTCTTTCGCTGCCGCCGTATGATCAGTGCAATCTTCTAGGAGAAACTCGCTCTCGCTTGATTCGTTGCTTAATAGTTCTTTTGCAGAGTTTAAGGAGCGCGTCCGGGTGAATGAGGACATTGCTGGTATCCGTTTTGAAGTAAATGGCGTGGAGCATGTTTTTCGACAAGTACTGCCGCAGGTCGAAATCGATAGGAAGAATTAAACCGGCCAGCGTCTCTAACGCAATCCAGTCTTTTGCTTTGATGAGTCGGATCTCGAAACGGACGCAGGCTTTTTTCGATAAGTCGTCGTTGAACCAGGCGACAGGAATAGGGGCTATAAGGAACATTTAAAATGTTTACCTAGTATTTTAGCTATTAAGCGGGAAATCGTGCGGTCACGGTATTTAGACTCCGATTTAAGTTTTTTGTAAAGCCTGTGTGAAACACGCGCCGTTACGCTGAAAGATTGTGGTTGTTCGGGGTTAGTCATCGGGGTATACAGTACCAGGCCGGAAACAAGATGGACAATGTATACAAGGTATACAATGTACACATTGAATACAAGAATGAAATTTAAACCCCTTCCTTTTCAATCTGATGGTGTAGAGTTTCTACTTTCTAACTCTCGCTGCTTACTCGCCGATCAAACCGGACTAGGAAAAAGTCCTCAAGCAATTTTCGCAGCGCATAAACTCGGCGGCAACGTACTCATTGTATGTCCGGCCTCGTTAACCCTCATGTGGGGCCAGGCAATAGATAAGTTCCTATCGGGAGAAGAGTACACCGTGCTACAGCTTCGGCAGATCAAGGAAAAGGTGCCCTTGTCCGGGCGGCTGCGCTTTATAGTTGTTTCCTTTCAATTCCTACATAAGAAAAAACAATTAGCGCGACTACTTAAAGTGAAGTGGAGCTGCATAATCGCCGACGAAGCGCATAAGATAAAAAACTTTAAATCCTTAACCTGTAGAGCCTTTTGTAAACTCGCCGACGCAACCACAGGTAAAATATGGATGATGACGGCAACGCCGGCGACTTCGAGCGGGCAGGATTACTATTCATACCTACATATCGCGCAGCCAGGGAAATGGGGCACTTATAGCGGGTTCTCTGAGTACTTCTGCGACGTGGAAGTTGATTGGTGGAGCGGCGGGAAGAGATATAAAGGAGTGCGCCAGGATAGGCGTAAGATCCTACGCGCTGCGTTTGCCAAGATCACACTTCGCCGAATTAAAACCGCTGTATTAGCTGAGCTGCCGCCGATAGTTGTAAAGAATTTAAGAGTGCACCTCTCGGCGGCTGGGGAACGTATAAGCCCTGTCGAGATTCGGTTTGCCATCGACAAAAACGGCGCGGTAGTGCCTAAACACATCGCAAAGCTGTTAAACGATGTAGGCGTTGCCAAGATCGACGCCGCCGTAGAGTACTGCTTAGGTGTCGAGGAACCGCTTGTAGTGTTCTGTACCCATACTGAGGTGCTACGGCAGATTAAGGTGGCGCTGGAAACGTCTGGCCGTCGTTGTGCCTCGGTGACAGGGCAGGATAGCAGAGAAGAAAAAAACAGGGCGGAGGTTGATTTTCAGCGCGGGGTGCTAGATGTCATCCTATGCAATATTCAAGCAGGTGGTGAAGGGATTACCCTGACCAGAGCATCGCATATGTTGATGGTGGAGCAATGCTGGTCGCCTGCCGTAGTAGAGCAGGCATATGGGCGGGTTGATAGAATCGGTCAAAAGGCGACGTGTATCCATATCACCAATATGATCGGATATGACACCATTGACGAGGATATTTTGGAAGTGTTAAAGGAAAAGAGCACCTTTATGAAAGATGTAATGGGAGATGACCTGTGGCAATGACTAAAACAGACCTGATCGTAGAGATTGACGATATTTTAGACGCTTTTTATAACGATAATTACAATCCTATCGAAGCGCGGGACGAGATCGTTATGCTTCTCGACGCATACACGGACAAAGATAACGAAAGAACAGATGAAGAAAAAAACACACGCTAAATTCGGCTCTCCGTCCTCTTTAAAGCGCTTAAAGGAATGTCCTGGCGTACTTGCATATACTAAAGACATGCCTGCGTTGCCGTCGACAACCTACTCGGTAGAAGGTGATGTATTTCACGATGAGATGGAAACGTATCTACCGAAAGCCTTAACCGAGAAGTCTATTAAGCCCTACGTCGGACCGAAGAATTATCCAGATATGGCGGCCCATGTCACCGCTACGGCGGAGAAGGTGGCCGCGTTGTGGGACTCGTTTTGCGAAAAGCATAATAACTGCAGCGTCGCGTACGAGATGCAGGTAGCCATTGATGACGATACATTCGGCACCTCAGACGTGATTTTTACAGGGCTTAGTAAGAAGACTAAGAAAACGGATGTGATCGTACTCGACTACAAGTATGGAGCCGGGATACGCGTGTACGCTAATGAAAATCTGCAGGGTATCGCGTACGGCATCGGCGCAGTTAAGACGCTTAAGCTGCCGTTTTCTGAGATCGGAAAGCTCATGGTTATCGTCGCGCAAGTGCGGGTAGATGACGAATGGGAAAAAAATAACTATGTCGTCGCTGGGACCGAGTTACAAAAATGGGAAGACGAGATTGTCACTATCGTCAGTCTCGCAAAAGCTACATACGAGGGCAAAGTATCGATGCGGCTATCTGCGGGGGCGCATTGTAAGTTTTGTAGAGCGGACGGAAACTGCAAAGCGCAGGAAGAAGAAGTCATGAACACGATGCAGAGCACACTGCCGGATGAAATAGACGATGCCCCAATCATCGAAAAGATCCGAGCGATGACGCTTGATGAACAAGTAGAACTGTTCAAGAAAAAGACTTACATCGAAGACATCTTAAACGCTGTATCCATTAATCTCATGGCCGCTTTGCAAAACGGAGCGTCGCATAAGGATATTAAAGTAGTGCGTACTGCAGGGCGACGTGGCTGGATTAAGAAAGAAGAGAGAATAGTATCGGCGCTTAAGAAGAAAGGCGTTAAGGAAAAAGACATGTACAATAAAAAACTCGTCGGGATTGGGGAAATCGAAAAGCTTTTAGGCAAAGGAAATATTCCGAAAGCGTTGGTACAGCTTGGAACCGGAAAGCAGGAGCTGGTGTCGTCTGCCGACCCACGCGACGCCATTACCTGCTCAGAACCCGACGAATTTGTAGAAGTTTCGTAAGTAGCGAAAACGGTTTGCCGACTGCCCATCGGTAAACTTTAATAAACGGGCAGTTTAAACAAAGGATAAAATGGCAACAAAAGAGAAGAAGCCGCAGGTGCTGATTTGGACACCGCTTGGACAGTTTAGTTTTCCGTATTTCGCCGAGCCTGATAGGGGCAGACAGTACAGTGACGGACAGTTTAAGACGGACCTGTTCACTCCGAAGGCGATCTTTAAGGATAAGGGCAAAGCGCTTCAGGAAGCAGTTTTGCAGGTCGGACGGGACCATTTCGGCACTGACTTTAAGCTCACGTCCGCTAAGTATCGCATCCCGCTTAAGGATACCGATAAAGACGACGACGTGGCGATGGAGGCGCAGAAAAACTGCATCATGATGCGAGCTAAGGCCGGTAAGAAGGACGACCCTAAAAATCGTCCTCCGACTGTCCTTGGACCTCGGAAGGTCAATGGCGTGTTTCCGGTTTTGACGAAAGAAGAAGTCGGCGAGATCAAAGGCGGCGATTGGGGACGTTTACATGTTGCAGTCTATCCGTACGACGGCAACAAGCAGATCGTTCCGGGCGTGAGTTTCTCACTTCGCGGAGTGCAGTTTGCTAAGGTCGGCGAAGGGTATGGACAGGGTAATGCAGCGCTCTATTCGACGATTGAGGAAATCGAGGAAGAGTTGGAAGACGTAGGCAACGCGCCAGAAGTAGAAGACGGCGACGAGGACAGTATCGTTTAGTTAATCGTGGGGGACTGCAGACCCCACCCATTTAAGGAATTGTATGAAGTATTTTACACAAGAAGAAGTTCGGCAGGATTTAAAAGCTCTAGTTGCCAAGTCAAACGGCATAACAGTGGCTAAAAAGTTTAAAGCTTTACAATCAGAGATATCCACCGCGTATAGAGGGTATATATCCAAACGGCTGCTGAAAGGTTTGGGGTATAAAAAAATTCAAATGTATATCAGGGCAAAGTAAATGATAGTCGTGGGGAAACAATCCCTGACGGTGGGTACGCAGCAGATTAGCTGGCCGCTGAACGCGATTTTCTTAACCGCAAAATACTATAACGACGCATTATGGGTGTGGGCTAAAGTTGACGATTCCCCCGACGTTCCTACGGCTGTCTGGGATGTTCTTGTCGTGGGCACCGGATGGTCAGACGAGAAGTACTCGTTGCACGGATACACCTATTTAAGCACTGTTCAAGAGGGGCCTTTTTTCATATGGCACGTTTTCTACCGATAGAAAGGTTGAGGTTCCGCATAGCCCACGATGCAAAGGCATTGGAGCTATGCGGAACGCTAGGTCGCAGAGCTAAACTAGTCATTCGTCTACAGCGGATGCAAAAAAGATTAGAAGAGTTATGTACACCAAAAGATTAATATGATACACTCTCGGTTCGGATGAAGACTTTTACTACTTCAGAGCGCGTCTGGTTTTGGGAAGTCGGCAATCTTCCTCAACTGGGACATATAAAGATGCGAGCTGATACAGGATCATATTACTACGTAACCCTCGCTATCGATAAATTTGCGATAATATATGCAGGGTCTTTGTACCGATACCCGGCGGACGGAGAGGAGGTATACAAAAACATGAAGTCAGTCGGGGCCGATCTCCTAAAGCAAGCGGAAGAATTTAAAACCCAAGAAGGAAAAAAGTGGAAAGCAAAACTTGGATAACCTCCGACGATGGCAGCGGCAACCGAGCATCGATTGAAAAATGGGGAAGTGAAGCGCTTGCGCGGGCTTCACTCGCGACGCTGATGGAGTGTTTCGATTGCCGAGATTGTGTCGAGTGTGTCGGTTGTGTTGATTGCCTCGACTGCTCCAACTGTTCCAACTGTGACCGCTGCAATGACTGCGATGACTGCGACGACTGCGACGACTGCAATGACTGCTCCCGCTGCTCCCGCTGCTACCACTGCGTGGACCGCTGCTACCGCTGCGACGACGAAAAAAGCGAAAAAATAAAGATTCCGATCATCCCCGATATTCATAAAGCAGTGCTTGCTGCGGCGATGGCCACGCCTGATTCGTTCGATATGCAGCGGTGGCATGTGTGCGAGACGACCCACTGTCGTGCGGGCTGGGCTGTTCACCTCGCAGGCCCGTCCGGTTACGATCTCGAAGCGAGAACATCCCCATTATTCGCGGCAATGCAGATTTACAGGGCTAGCGGCTACGAGATTTCGCCCACACGGTTTTTCGACTCCAACGAGGTTGCGCTGGCGGACATGATGCGACTGGCGGAGGCTGAGTAATAAAATGGACGACAAAGAAGCATTAGCGTCTCGGCTGTATGAGCGATACCTAAAAGCGGTCGGCGGCGTAGCTTTCAATGGCGATCCGCTTCCGCTCTGGCCGGAGTTTTCTCGTGATGAGACAAAAAAGAAGCAACGCGCTGCCTGGATGGAAGTAGTAGACCAGATATTAAGCGAATTTCCGCGTTAACAGCAGCCGCACTGAAAGAGTTTATAGCACGCGCAAAGGGTCGAATTCGCGACTCCGAAAGTGTGCAGTACTTGGAGAAGAGAAATGGAAGACCTACTAGACGCAATCGCACCGCCCACGCCCATTATAGAAACAAAAACATTTCGAGTTGGACTCGATAACATTTTGCAGGTTATTAAAGAATCTCAGCGAAAGAGTCGCGAGCGCTCGTTAGCCGTGACAAGAATCGAAGAGGCGATCATGTGGCTCGGTATGGATTTAAAAGCGTTGGGCAGCAGTAATCCATACCCAAACTCGTACAACCCAGAAAACACAATCGTTGATCCAACCGCTGATGGTTTAAAGCTTTAAAACGACAGCCGCGCCAGTACGGGCGGCTCTTGTTTAACAGGGATATATATGAAAAACAAATACGAAAAAAGTACACTACCTGCACCATGGGCAGCCTGGGTGGTCATCTCGCTCGCGTGCATCTTTTGGATTGTAATCGTGATGCTCGTCGTAATGGTACGTGACGCATCAGCAGCGCCGCGTGGCGAGATTGGTATACCACTACGTATCATTTACGTAGATTCACCGGATAATATCGGCGTACCTGAAACTGAGAGACTCGTTGACGCTGCGGCTGCGCTGCTCTCGCGACTAAAAGGCATCCACGTATACCGCGAAAAAACGCTCTGGTACGCCGATGCGTTTCCTAATTCGGCTGTCGACTACGAATCTCGTGTGCTGCAATTAGATAGCTGGACCAACGCATTGCGAGATGGCAAATCCACGTTGCGCGGAGGAGTGACTATAGTCGCGACCGGGCCATTACGCTCTCAGGATGGCATGTTTCTCGGTGGAATTTCGAATTCGAAATGCCAGGTCGGCAGCGACAACGCGGTAGTGGTTGTGAATTTATGGCGGGGCCGGGCTGCGTGGTGGATACCGCAGACCGTGCTAGTCATGCACGAAGTGGCGCATCAGCTCGGTGCGTTCCACACGGCGGAAGGTAAGTGCAACATAATGCAGATCGATGTAATGACCTGCGCTAGTCAGATCGGTAAAGTCCCACGATTCAGCCAGCGCAGTGTTGTAGACATGCGAGTGTGCGTTATGGCGAGGTTGAAATGAGCATCGGATGCCCGTACTGTAAAAAAGAATCAAGACCGCCAGACCCAGAGGAGTGCGCGAACACCGAGACGACCTATCAACACCAATGTCCTCACTGTGATCGTCGGTATGTTTTCACGTTGGAGCACTGCATTGAGTACTATTCGCGCAAAGCGGATTGCTTAAACGATTCGGCGCACGATTGGGTTGCTTTGAAGTTGGCCAAATGGATGCCTTCTTACTACGAGAATCGGCGACGCTGCTCAATATGCGACGAGGAGAAGACTTTAGAACAGATTGCAAAAGATCAAATCACGGAGAAGGAACTATGAGCAACACATATCGGCCACCGACCTACGATGCCGCAGGAATGAGTGATCTAGAGGCGCACTGCCGCTTCCAACTCGGCGGCGCTTCGGTGAGCGCTATGTCGGACATGCACTTCGACGGGATAACCGTGTATGCCCTACTCCTGACAATCTCAGATTTTCGAGATCATGAAACACATTCTGTGCGGAGCGACTATGAGAAGAACCACGCACGACGTTTACTGCTCGATGAGATCGAAGAATTAACAGCGTGGCGAGATGATTTAGCTAGGAGCATTAGAAAATGAGCAAAGAAGGTGAGGCGTACGCAGCAGAATTTGAGCGCACACGGTGGACTCGTGGCATCCCGATTCCGCTACTACTGATCAGTGCGAAGGAGCATTTTGACGCGGGTCGAGCGAGCGCGATGGCGCAGGTGATTGCGGGAATAGAGACGGAGATAGAGCGGCTGCGGCATAGCAGACAGCAGTGGCTCACGGCGCCAGACCCAACTAGGGCCGCTTGGTATAATGGCGGGGCGAGCACGTTACATGATCTCGCCGCTACGCTCACCGGAATAGAGGAGGAACTAGAATGATGATAAAAAGCGGAGCCGCTCTGGTAGCCGAGGATCTCATGAGCGAGGCGGCGCAGGTGATTGCGGAATTAGAGACTGAGCTAGAGCGACTGCGGCATAGCACAGAGTTGTGGCTCACTGTAAAAGACCCAACTAGGGCCGCTTGGTATAATGGCGCGGCGAACACGTTACATAAGCTCGCCGCTACACTCACCGAAATAAAGGAGGAACTAGAATGAAAAAAAGCGGGACTGATCTGACAGCCGCCGAGATTGATCGGCGGCAGCTACGGGAGGCGAATAGGATCGCCGCAGCGTTGAGACGGCAGGGCATCAATCCAGATAGCGTTACGAAGAACGACATAGAAGCAGGAGTGTCGGCAGGGCAGCGATTTGAGGATGATACGAAATGACGAATCTACTGGACCTAATCGCATCCGCCGCCGACGAGAACACTCCTCGTGCATTTAAGAAAGAAAAAGAAGGACAGGAGTGGGCGTTCACGAAAGGCGCGATCTTCGCGTTAAACGACCCGGCGATTTTGCGGGCGTGGTTCGGTGAAAAAATCGCGGCGCTGAGTCAGGAACAGATCCAGGTATTAGTGGCTACGGAACTCGAAGGGGCGTACCGGCTACTGACCGGACAACTAGGAGAAAAATGAAAAACGAAGAGATACAGGCAGCGATTGCAGCGACGACGGATAACAAAATGAATAACCGAGAGATACAGGCAGCGATTGCAGCGATTACGGATTGCTACGTCAGTTCGGATATGTCGCTGTGCAGATACAGCGTAGCGGTTTTTAAGCGCGGGTTTGAGATGGGCGAAGCGAATCGGAACGAGTGTATAGACGATGCAGAGACTGCCGGTGTTGCGCTTGGGATCAGCGATGCCAACGCATCCGCTGCGAAAGCGATTTTTAAAGACTTTACAGATGGGGCAGAGGCAATTGCTGTCGCATGGCGCATGACCGAAGCCAACGCCGACGCTGCGAGACGAGAGGGAGAAGGGGAGATGACTAACGAAGATTTTAGAAAAGAGATCACGCGGCTCACTGAAGAGTACATGGATACGCCGCTCATGAAAGAGGCAGGATTCCACGGAAAGATTCTTCGGCGTGGTATTGAGATCGGCGAAGCGAACCGTTTGAAAGCGACGGACGTACAAGAGCAGGCGAAACTCGATAAACAGTTTCGGCGTGATCTCGTTTGCGCGATTCGACAGTCCACCAAATTTAATGTGGCAGAAGGTTATTGGAACGAAGCCGACGCGATCCTTGCAACAGAGGGGGAAAAATGAAATCAAAACAATATTTAGGCGACAGTGTTTACGTTGAGTGGGTTGACGGCGCGAGGATGCTAGTGCTCACGACGGAGAATGGCGCAGCCGCTTCAAATACTATCCTCTTAGAACTAGATGTTTTAAACGCGCTGTGTCGTTATTTAGATGTTGAAAAAAAGCAGGCTGGCGAATGAGTAACTTAACTGAATTCCGGTATCCACGCCCGTGTATTACACCTCTCGGCGACTGTCTAGCGCTCGGTCTATTCGACCTGTCGCCGGAGCTGAACACGATATGGCTCGTTCAGGTTGTCGCGACGGGGGAAGTAAAGCATATAGTGAGCGAGGAGATCCGAATCTGTGGCAACCCAACGTGGAATATCCCAGAACCTAAGCCGTTTAAGGGCCGTAATGTATGAAGTTTAAACGATCTACAGAGCCGGATAGCGATGAACAGGCAACACCACAGTGGATGTTTAAAATACTACATGATGAGTTTAAGTTTAATCTGGATGTATGTGCGTCTAGAAAGAATCATAAACGCCCTGAGTACCTCACAGAAAAGCATGACGGCTTAAAACACGGTTGGGGTAAGGTTAACTTTTGTAATCCTCCCTACTCCAACATCTTGCCTTGGTATACGAAGGCTATAGAGGAGCGAGATCAGAACGGGGCAACTACCGTGTTTGTCACTAAGTATGACCCCTCCACTAAGCACGGGGTATTAGCCGCTGCAGAAATGGACGAGATTCGGATCGTCTCACACAGGATAAAGTTTAACGGTGCCGACAACTGCGCTAATTTTCCTTCCGCTGTGATGGTATGCAAGCCGCGACTGTATACTAAAAAGACGCAGGCAAATATATTTTATGTTAATTATAAAGATTTAAGTGTATAGTTTTGGCACTGTCCTGCGGTGTGAAGGCGGGGGCATCGCACTTTGCCTGTTAGCTTACGGGGGGACTCTTGTTAAAGAGTACACCATTAGTTTGCGCGGGTGATTTAGGCCCAGCATCGTAGGACAGTGTTTTTATCCGGGGGCACAATGGCTAAATTCTTCATCTCGACAAACCAAATACTTCAGGCAGAAGTAAATCGCGCAGACGAGCTAGTTTGTAACGGGGTGCATTTTATAGCGGAAAATTCTCCTGACGTAATTAACTGGAAGCCTATCCTTAGAATGAACGACACGCTTTTTATTACGGAAGAAGGGGGCATTGATCGCAACTGGTTGTTCCAAGCGCCTACCTACCCACCTCCACCGCGAATCAGCGTCAACGTAAAGATAGCAGAGGCGGCGGGACTACGTGTTGATTCGTCACTCGTGTACGTGGAGTACCCACGAACGATGCTCGATTCCGCAGACATCGGGCTGGCCGCGCAGACATTGGGGTATCCAGTGATGCTCTTGTCTCGGTCATTCACAGATTACCAGGACACTAAAAATCTCGTGCGCCAGGCAATTAAACGTCCCGACGTGCGCGGGATTATTTTTGAACTTAACCCAAGCTCTGAGAATGTGCAGAACACGAACATCCGACGCGGGATACGGGAAGTTCTAGACGCGAATAAGCAATGTTCCGTGCTGCTGCCCCCGTACCCAGGCACCAGTCGGTACGAGTACGCGATTAAATCAGCCGTTACAGAGCTGATGAAATCAGGAGATTTTACAAGCTCGCGACTCAGTATTATTTTAGCCGTATACGACAGGCCGTACACAGGAGTCAGTTTTCTTGGACGCCGAAACTCTGTTCGTGCGGCACTTCGATGGTTAAACAATAACGCACGATGAAAAAACAATTGATAAAGAAGATAATTAAAGACCCCGTACAAAATTTCAGTTGGGCAATCGTCCTCGGTGGTACTGAACTAGAAGCTATTAATTGGGCCTCTAAGAAGTTCTGTATTCCCCAGATTGGGGGGCACCTAGTCGGGGATTCCGTAGGATCTTTTACCAGTAACAGCATACACCGCTATCAGGGTGTACTCAGGTTAGCGATGCCGTCAGTGTACAGCACCTGGGCGCACGAGTGTACGCACTGCGCCTTGTATGTTGCTAAGGTACTCGGTATCGACCCGATAGAAGGAGAGGAGTTTGTTGCTACATACGTCGGGTACATGATGGGAGAGCTTTTTAAGATGGTGGAATGAGACGTACTTTACTAAGTCTATTTCTATGCGGATGTACAATAACGGAGGCGAATGACATCTTTAAACCCACCCAAAATAACGACCGTAATTTCACTCAAGGATTACAAGTTAGCACGGGTGCAGAAGCTGGTGAGGCGGGTGATCGATACTATGCCAGACAAATTTTTTACACCCCAAATCACAAAAGACTACACATACCACTATCTAACGAGCGTCCATACGCAGGAGCGCTTCTTGCGGGATTCACCCAGACCGACATTGGAGAAGATCACACGAGACGTGTATGGGGCTATGAATTCGGTGTTGTTGGACCAAGCTCTTTTAGCGAGCAAACGCAGCGCACCGTGCATAGATTCCTGGGACAATCGTTCCCCCAAGGATGGGACTACCAGCTTCGAGATGAACCCGGCATCAATATTTCAAGACAGCTGCAAGATAGAGTCGCCGGAAATATCCTAACCGACGTACGATTTGATGTTGGGAACATGTTCGATCAGGTTACAATTGGTGTACTTTACAAGGATGCTCCTGATGGCCTGTACCCACGGATTAGATTAAGAGAAGGACTAAACATAGGATTTTTCGCAGGAGTGTACGGGCGAGGAGTAGCCAGAAATATCTTCTTAGACGGCAACACTTTTAAAGATTCGCGGTCGGTTGATAAGTATCCGTTTGTAGCAGAAGGTCGGGCAGGTATTAGCCTTGAGTACGGAGACTATAAGTTTTCGTATACATATATAAAAATGAGTCCTGAGTATGTCGGCGGGGATGCCGCAGACTTTGGCGAAATTTCACTAACTATACATTGAAAACAACGAAAAATAAGTTTCATACCTGGACCTTTAAAGCTCACTACGTTACGGACAAAGACGAAGTTCCTGGGATATTAAAAAAGATACCTGTCGATAAACTCTGCGGTCTTGATATCGAGACAGCTAAGAAGCCTGAATATGTTGAGCATACTCAGGCAGGACTAGATCCCCGGCTTTCAAACATACGACTCCTACAAGTTCATACTCCTGACCGTAATATCTACGTGTTCGACTTGTTTAAGATTCCTATAAAACTTCTAGCGCCTTTCTTATCGAAAGGCAGGTTCGTTGCTCATTGTGCAGTCTTTGAAATCGTGCATCTTACACACGCAGGGATTTTAGATATTAATTGCGGCTGTTCTATGCTCCTGTCGCAGTTACTAGAAGGGGCAGAGTACTCCCCATACGAACCAGACGAGGAAGACGACGAAGATAAAACAGGTTTGGCTCAGTACAGAACTCGCGGCGGCCACAGCCTAGATGCTGTTACACAGAGACTATTTGGGGTGAAGGTATCTAAGACGCAGCAGGTATCGGATTGGGCAGCGAAAGTTTTGTCGCAGGATCAAATAGTGTACGCAGCTCTAGATGCTCTGCTCACTTATGAGGCAGCACTCGTACTGTCTAAAAAGATCGTCGAGTATAAGATGACTAAAGCGTATCAACAGCAAAAAGAAATACAGCATGTTGTTGCGAGGATGCAGCTTGAAGGTTTACCTATCGATTGGAAGTACCATAAAAACTTAATCGCTGGGTGGGAGAAGCAGTCAGCCCTCGCGTTAGAAAAATGCAAGCCGTTCTTTGGTGATACCAACATGAAGAGTGGTAAGCAAATGAACGAGTGGCTTAAAGTATATCTTAAGGATTCTCCAAAAGATTTACTTGCCTGGCCGAAGACAAAGAAAGGGCAGTTTGCTTTTGGTAAGAATGTAATCACGGCATACGCCCACCTCCCTTCTATTGCAGCGCTACTTGAATACAAGCAGTATAGTAAACTCATCGACACCTACGGCCAGTCGCTAATTGAAAAGAAGCACCCGATTACCGGGCGACTGCATACGTCGTATACGATTGGGGAAACGAGGACGAGTCGATTATCATCGCGTAATCCTAACAATCAAAATTTTCCTCGTGATAAAGCTTTCCGTAACATGTTCGTAGCCGATAAAGATCACGTACTAGTAGTGAGCGACTTCTCTCAGATTGAGTTGAGGCTACAGGCAGAATTTTCTCGCGACCCTGTGATGTGCGCGGCCTACAGGGATAAAGAGGACATTTACTGTACGCTGGGGTCGTCCCTATTTGGCAGGCCAATTACAAAAAAAGATCTAGCGGAGCGTTTTTCAGGGAAGATTTGTATGTTGGCGCTCGGATACGGAATGGGGCCAGCGAAGTTTCAACAATACTGTGCAAACGTAGGCATCATTAAGCCTTTTGAATTCTTTCAGAAGGCGCATAAGACGTACCATAGTATGTTCCGCGTCTATTCTAGCTGGTGCAACAAGATCAGAAAACGAACAGAGCAGCTTGGCTACATCGAAACTCTTCTAGGGAAGCGCAGGAAATTAACCGAGACGGAGTTGTACACACGGGGACCGAACACGGTCATCCAAGGTTCTGCCGCCGAGCTTATGATGAGAGCACTCGTTATTTGTCATAAACGAATACACGGGATCGGCGTACTTATTGCCACGGTACACGATGAAATCCTCTTACACGTTCACAAGAAGCACGCTGATAAGGCAAAAGATATATTGGCAGCGTCTATGAATGATGCTATGAAGGAGCTGTTCCCTAACGCCGTATCACATGAGGTGGCCGACGCTGCCTGCGGATTAAAATGGGGCGATATTAAGGCCGAGTTATGATAGAGAAAGCGTGGAAGTTATTAGAGGCTCTAGCTATACCAAACACAGCATCAGCTATTCAGAGAGCAGAGTGTCGTAAGTATTTCTATTGTGGGGTAGCACACATGCTCAGTGTGAATACATCACTCACCGCTCTTTCAGAGGATGAAGGATGCAGAGTACTAGATCAGATGTTGGAAGAACTTAACGCGTACACAAAGGAGTTACTAAATTGAACGACCCAATAATGACCCAGGCAAGTTTGATGGGGACAATCAATAAGATTCAAGATGATTTTTCAAAGCTCCCAGAGGATCAAGACCTCGCCCGTTTTATTATTGGGAACTGCTTAGACGTTATCCAGGGTTATTCAGAATGGGTGAACGGCCTTAAGACCGAGCTTTTAAAACTCATAAGCTTAAACGACAAACAAGCATCAAAAATTAGAGAGATGACGAAACCTGAATCACCTCTTATATTACCAGAGTAAACCATGATTGATGAAGGCATTTATAAATCCTCGTACAAGCGAGCCGAAGGGCGGGCGCTGTACCTCCTCGCTAAGAAATCGTACGGCACCTTGGCAGCTATGGCGGCTGACCTTGGGTTTTCTGCGGCGGCAATGGGAAACTTCCTTACCGGCAGCCGTCCACTACCTGCAAAATACGTCGGGTACCTGGCGCGTAAACATGCCGTAGCCCCTGAGCTATTAGATTACGAGTCGTTTTTGACTGCCTACAAAGGGGGTAAAAATACCCCTGTGTATAGTGGTATCCTCGGACTGAGTGAATTTTTCAATGAAGAAGATAAGCGATACATAATCAAAGGTGTGCATATCAAAGACCCTGTGAAATTTATTCGCCTACTAGATAAACATATAAAGGACTGACATGAACGATGACCAAGTAAAAGAGAGCGACACTGCCGAGCTTGTAGAAGTTAAGACGTTGCACCTCCTCCGTACCGATCAGGAGCAGACCGAAGAGGAGGCGCAGTACGCCGCGAAGCTGCAGGCCGAAGAGGAGGCGCAGTACGCAGCGAAGCTGCAGGCCGAAGAGGAGGCGCAGTACGCAGCGAAGCTGCAGGCCGAAGAGTCGGCGCAGCCCGAAGAGACGGATAGTTCGCTAAAGTCTGAGTAGTAGGGGAGGGAGAAGGCTTGTTTAGCTTCTCCCTTTTTAAATAGGGCACACATGGCACTTAAACTTGGCCGTATACCAAAGTTCGACAACCATAGCCGGTCGTTCTCAGTACGAAATCTGGTCGGTTCCCCGTTTCCTGTTACAAAGTTTTGGGACTGCAGCACCTATCTAGACCAGGGTTTACTATCGGCCTGCGTCGGTTTTTCTTGGACCCACTTCCTGCTAGCAGACCCTGAAGCATCCACGGGGCTTACGGAGAAAGAAGCGGTCGCTACATACCAATTAGCACAGCGCCTAGATGCCATCCCTGGTACTGAGTACGAAGGCACGTCGGTTTTAGCAGGTATTAAAGCCGTCCGCAGACAGTACCCCAACGCGATACAGTCTTATCATTGGGCGTTCGGACTTGATGATTTAATCATAGCGCTTGGGCAGGTGGGTCCCGTGACACTTGGGATTAACTGGTACAGCGATATGTTTAAGCCGACAGACTACGGCTTCATTAAACCTACCGGCGCTCTTGTCGGCGGACACGCCCTGCTCGCGACAGGTGTGGACGTTAACGATAAGTACATAGAGCTACACAACAGCTGGGGTAAGACCTGGGGGGTGGATGGAAAATGTATTATTTCCTACGACGATCTCTCAACTCTTTTAAAGCAGCAAGGTGAAGCATGTGTAGCCACTGGAAAAAAAGCCTTCTCTTTCTCCTCTTAGTATCCTGCACGTCTAAGGCACCACTACCTCCAGACCTGGGCGAGAACATACCGCCCAAAGACCAGGAGAGTACGCTGCCGCTGATTCGTGTAGCCGTACCGACTCCGTTGTGGGGTATCGCGAATCTGGGGGGCGCGAAATACAAAGCGATAATGGTGAAGGCGCATCCTCCGGGGTTTGCGAACTCACAATTTACAAACACTTTCGGGGATGCCTACAGCTCAATCGACGCTCTGCTCGGCACCGGGAAAGTCCCGTTTCAGATTTATAACCTCCGCTGGTCGGACACACATAGCGTATCGCGAAGGGACTTCCCTGCTATTGTCACCGAAGCGAGGAAGTACGCGAAACTAGCAGCAAAGTACCCGAACGTCGGATGTGGTTTTTCCGGCATGACTGAGCACCAGCTAAAGGTTACCGACGCAACGGACCTAGCAAACCTAGTGCTCGCTGTAATTCCAGAACGCTGCGTGTATATAAATAATCCATGGGTAGGGAAGGGAGCTTTCATTAAACCGAATTCTCGTATCTGGAACGAGGTCCACGGTGCAGACGCACGGCCTCCGAACATCGGCGGGAAGTATGTTTTTAACTACGATGGCTCCGACTGTTTTGATTACAATACTGAGACGCTCAAGCAGCGGTTCAAAGATGCGGCCCTCTTCTTTTTCTGGACATCGCAGAATAACGGACGGTTCAACCGAAATGATGCGACACCACGACCGAAGAGACGGGCATGGCCTACCCAGAATCTTTTAAAGGCAGAAGCGTTTCTATCCACCTTTCAAGGGGACGTGCGCCTGCCAAATAGCAGGTACCTCGTGAAGCCGAAGTCGGACCAGCATACGGTCCCGCCAGAGTCGCGTGCGTTAAAGCCTGTTTTTATTTTCCCGATTTCTGCTAGGCGTATCGAGCTTCGGGCAGCCGGTAAGAAGATCATCGAGAGCGAGGATTCACAGCCGTTTGCGGACGGTAGGAGACGATACTACTTCGGTGTGTATGGTTTCCGCATTACACAGATTGCAGGTGTTTCCGTGCTTGAAGTGTGGGCAGGTAACAATAAAATTGGAACGGTTAATCCAGGATTCAGACAATGAAAAAGAAAAGCATTAAGGTAGAGATCGTAGACCTAAAAGAAGAACTTGAAAAAGCATACGCTTCGTTTAGCTCAGTAGGACAAAGGATTGCTTCCCTTGGGTACAGCATCAGTATGAACCCTGATGGGACCACGTACGTATTTAGAGATACCCGCGAGTCGTTTGGTGAGAACAAGATCCCGCCGCAGCAGGTCGCGAAATGAGAGCCGTAGGGTCTAAGGTATTGGTGCAAAAACTCCCGACTGAAAAGAAAACAGCGGGAGGTTTATTTTTAGCCAGTCCAAAAGAAGCGTCCACAGAGCGCGGTCGCGTTATCTCTGCAGTTGATCGCTATATAGACGGGGGCCGAGAATTTACCACCGCCTTTAGTGCCGGAGACGTGATCGTATACCTATCCAAAACAGCGATCAGGATTGAGAACACAGTAGACATTTACTGTTGTGACATGTCCTCGGTTCTTTATGTGGAAGAGGAATGACCTTCTACTACTGCGGGATCGACCCAGGGGATAAACCAGGTATTGCCCTTATCACAGGGAAAGAGACTGTCCTGACTGCGAACAACAGTAAGGACGCTTTTGATCTGCTTCTCTCCCTGACTAAGCTATGCCCTACAAAATACATTGTAGGGGTTGAATCGCTACATGCGATATGGGGAGTGTCGGCTGCCGCGACGTTCTCCCTGGGGGCACGGTGGGGCTTTTGGGACGGGGTGCTGCAGTATTTAGGGATTGTCTACGGCCACATTAAGACGGTGGACTGGCAGAAAAACACGGTAGATATGCCAGTGCGCCCTATCGTCAAGGGCCTGCCAATCTCTGATGCACGTAAGGCTAAGAAGCTCCATAAGGATACGATCAAGATGGAGAGCTTTCGAGCGGCGACGGTCGCCTTTCCTAAAGTCCGCTTCCCATCGCACGATGTAACTGACGCCGTTAACATCGCACGGTACCTTAGACTCCTGCACGAATCGGATGAATTGTACAAACTTGGTACAACAGAGTGTAACGCAGACAGCATCTAAACCCCTATGAACCTATCTTCATTAGCACGGGCCATAGAGAGCACCTCGGAAATAATACCGGAGCGCAGGTTAGCCTTAGCAGTATTCGCAAGAGCACTTCGCGATCTAGAAGAGGACATAAGAAAAAAACAGATCGCTACTATTTGGTTTACTACGCCAGGATGTGTTTTCCCTGACGGCTACAGCTACGACGACATAAAAGAAATCTGCGACTTGCCGGCGTTGTGGACACGCTCGATATCAAAGATGTTCGCAGGAGAAAGTAGTAATATCTCAACACGTAGTAAGAGGTACCGCAGTGCCCGATAAACAGGTATTAAAACTAATTCGGCATCCAGAGTTACTAGGGGTAACACCCGGAGTACTTATCTATAATAACGAAATCGTTTGCTATACTATAGAACTTCCCTGGGTAGATAACGGCCCTTTTATCTCGTGTATACCCACAGGGGTGTACAGACTAAAGTACACACACTCCCCCTCGTTTAAAAAATATACCTACGAGCTTTTAAGCGTTCCCAAAAGAACCGGGATAAGGATACACAGCGCAAATATTGTATCACAACTATCGGGGTGCATTGCTCCCTGTACATGTTTTAAACACGTATACAATAAAGCGTTTGGGTACAACAGTTCTGATGCGGTGAAAAAAGTAGAGGGGCTGATCACCGATCAATCTATTGATTCAATATCTGTTTCTTGAATCGGGCTTTCATCTTTTTAACTTTATCATTCAGCTTGCGCTGAACCTTTTCATCGTAGCCTTGCGGATCACTGTTAGCAAAGTCGCCCAGAATATTTTTTAGCTCCGGCCCCACTGCCAATATGTACGCCCGCTGATCGTCTTCAGTGAGATACGGCTCAAAATTGTCAGGGTCTTCCGACTCCTGCATCTGCGTATAGCCCTCAAGTTGCTTCTTAGTAAGCGCGTTCCCCGCCTTGGGGAGTGATACAGAATACCCGTTGCGAAGTACCCAATCTAATTCATACGAATTAGTAGACTCCCCTACAAACCGACTGATACCAGGGTACACATGGGGGCGAAGCTCTTCCCCGAACATATTAAGAGCAGGCTTGTTATCACTTACGAATTTGGCAAAGGGTATACCTTGAATCATTCGGTTGGTAATATTTTTAGGGCGTGAAAGATCGCCATACGCGAAGCGTTCTAGTTCTCTTCCTGCCCCGGCCCACGGAACGTAGCCACTCGCAATGTTACTCAATACATCTAGAGCAGACGTAGCTGACTGCGTATCTTGTAAAGCCAGCAGGTCGGCCATCGTACCTATGTTCTTAAGAAGACTAAGCTGAGTAGCGGCATACATCGCCCCCACCGCTACGGCCTGCATGGATGATCCGACTGTTATAGGGCGATCAGGAGTACGTTTTGCCACCATGTGCGTATCGGATAAGTCCCCGATACCGCCAAGTATGAGGTTTATTCCTGGGATGTCTTTGTAAGAGATTACTGTTTTCCCGACTCTGAAAGAGAACGGACGGATGCCTTTTGCCTCGTAGCTTTTTCTAAGTTTTTCGTCTCGCATCCCGCCGTACACGTAGAAGTATGCGCTGTCCTCATCGTCCATATTCGGCAGGAATGTTGCTAATAAAGAACCTGTTAAGATAGTAGAAGCTACCTGTGTTCCGTACAGCTCCGCTTTTTCATCCGCTGTGTACTCTCGCCACTTGCCCCCTAATCGTTTATCTAGAAAACCGATGCCTGGCAAAGTCTCTATACTTATGTCAAGAATCTGAGAACCTGTATTAACGAACATTCCTACGGCGTATTTGAAAGGGCGGATTGAGTCTCCCTTTAAACTAATGACTTGTTTATTCGTCACTGCTTGAAGCAGAGATCCTAATAGTTGTTTGGTGTTACCGCCGGTGATTTCAGCTCCGTTAATTACCAGGGTCTTACCTTGCGCCAGCCCCTGCACTACTAGAGGGTAGATCTCGTCTATACTTACATTGTCTCGTGCCGTCTTGTTGGCAAAACCAAGGGCTGATGCCACTGTTTTTTTAGCGTTGAGGTCTTTGTACCTACCTCCTGATATTGGTACGTTGGCTATAGCGTTTAGAACCTTGCCAACGGCACTCCCGATAAGCCCGCGTGGACCGCCCTCCTCTTGAAACACGTCCTTGTTAGACGCACGGGTAATCTTATTTCTCTGTACTTCAGGACGCGCAGCATACGAAAGCTCGTCTGCCCGCATGTTCACAAAATTCTTAGCGGTAGCTACCCCAAGACTTTCTAACTGTGCCTGCTCGTTTCTGGCTTGAGTAGCGTGTTGGTTATACTCAGATGCTTTTAAGGCCAGGTACTGTGCGTATGCAGTGTCATCTCTAGCAATCCTGCCTTCTTTACTGGCACGAGAAAACACCGCGTCCATCGCGCCAAGGAGTCGCAGGGTTACAGCAGGATAGGATAGAAATTTACCAAACAAACCTTTTCCAAAGTATGCCTGGAGAAGCCTAACAGGGTCGCGTTCCTGGGCAACAAATGTACCCGATGTTAAATCGTTTAAAGTACCTGCATTTACTTCCTCGGTCGATCTAGAAGGCAGCTCTCCTCTAAACCCTGCGCCCACGTCGGCCAATGTTCTTTTGCTAAACAGGGCGCTCGCCCATCCTCTGATAAAGCGATACGCCTTATTCGGACTTGCGGTAGCTAGATCAATAATGACCTGTCGTACTGGGGTAACAAAGTTACCCACAATATTTGCAGTGTTGGTCGAGACGCTAGATAGCACGTTTGCTTGCCAGAACGTAGACAGAGGGTCCGCCCCAGGGAGGATCTTGATACCTTTTATACGGGCAATAGTGCGACCTAGCTCGTCTAGCGCATTTTTCCTTGTTATCCCAGTCTGAGTCTTAATCAGCTGGACAAGATCACTAATTCTCTTAACTTCCTCAGGAGTAAGCTTAGCGGCAAAATCGCTTTTATATTTATCTACAGCTTCAGTGATTTGTCTGTTGGCCTCTTTCCGAGTGTTTATTCTCTCTCTGTCTTGGTTTAACGCTTCTTTAGCGGCCTTGATTTTTTCTTTTTCTATAGCGAGCTGCTCTTTACGAATCTGTCTCGTAGCGGCGCGTTCTTCCTTTGCTAGACTAAGCTTCTCTTTTAAAGCCTTTTTACGTTCTGCCGTGTCAGTCGCCCGCACCTTGCGTGCCTCTACTAACGCAGTCTGTTTTTCTGCGCGTAACCGTTTACTCTCAGCACGCAATTCGTTGGCCTGTTTTCTTTTTGCTAAAGCGTCTGCCTTTTTAGATGCGGACGCCGCTGATTTATCCTGAGCAATCTGGTCTTTAAGAGCCTTGATCTCTCGTGCCTTTTCTTCCTGTGCGAACTTTCGTTCTTCCTGGTGTTCTTCCGCTGCGAGTTTAATTTCGGCCTCTAAAGCAGCTCTTTCTTTTTGTCCTCGGAGCTTTTCTTCATTGGTCGCTTTAGTACGGTCTAACCTAACAGCGGCTAGTTTTTCTTTTAGATCCTTTTTACGCTCTACATTTTCAGCCGCCCGTACTTTACGTGCCTCTACTAACGCCGCCTGTTTTTCTGCGCGTAGTCGTTTACTCTCAGCCCGTAATTCGTTGGCCTGTTTTCTTTTTGCTAAAGCCTCTGCCTTTTTAGATGCAGACGCCGCTGATTTATCCTGAGCAATCTGCTCTTTAAGAGCCTTGATCTCTCGCGCCTTTTCTTCCTGTGCAATGTTTCGCTTTTCTTGCTGTGCTTCCTCTGCGAGTTTAATCTCGGCCTCTAAAGCAGCTCTTTCTTTTTGTCCTCGGAGCTTTTCTTCATTGATTGCTTTAGTAAGTTCTAGTCTAGCCGCCGCTTTTTGTTCCCCTTTTGCAGTGGTAACTTTTTCTCTGGCCGCCTTTACCTGAGAACCTTCTTGCTCCCCTCTTGTCCTTCTGACCTTTAGTGCATCGAGCTTTGAGCTATCTACTTCTATAGGTTTAGCCTGCAGGTCTTCGACTTTTTTAGACAGGGTTTTTACGTTATCGCTTACTTCCTCTTGCACTGTATCTATGTCGTCCGCTTCTTTCTCAAGGGCGGCAGCGGATCTCTCGACTTCGACAACACGGTTTTCAACAGTGTTCAGATCTTCTTGAGCGGCAGTAACTTCTGGAGAAGCATCGTTTTCGAGAGTTTGAATCTCTTTTTCTATGGCGGCTGCCTGGGTATCCGGGTCACTGCTCTGGTCTTCCGATTTTACTCTTTTAGCCTTTAGGGCATCGAGCTTTGACCTATCTACGTCTATAGGCTTAGCCTGTAGTTCTTCGACTTTTTTAGACAGGGTTTGTACGTTATCGCTTACTCCCTCTTGTGCTGTGTCTATGTCTATGTCGTCCGCTTCTTTTTCAAGGGCTGCAGCGGATCTCTCGACTTCGGCAACACGTTGTTCGACCGTGTTTAGATCTTTTTGAGCGGCAGTAACTTCTGGAGAAGCATCGTTTTCGAGAGTTTGAATCTCTTTTTCTATGTCGGCTACCTGTTTATCAGGCGCGTCGTGACGCTCTTCAGCTACCCTAGCTGTCTCAGTGATTATCGTTTCTCTTTCGTTTAAACCTGTGGACAGGTTATCAAGCTGCGTATTCTCCTCGATAATGCCTTCGATACTCTGAATTGAGCGTCCGGTCTGTTGGGCTACTTTCGCTGTAGCCATAGCGGAGACATCGGACTTAACCGATACAATTATATTTTCCCCAGTCATAGGAATCTGGGTACGTTGCTGGAGTTCTTGACCTGCGGGGGTTCCTACTTTTTGAGAGGCGATCCAGAGGTTAACCGCGAGCGTATCATACTTCGCCGCCGCGACAGGATCAGTGGCTCTAACACTATTTCCTTTTGCAGACAGGGCGGTACCCGCGATTGCCGCCGCGACTCCTTCTATTGAAGTAAGATCATCGTAATCTTTTGCCAAAAGATCATTGGCAAAAAGAACGTAGTTATTATCGAACTGAGCAAACGTCTCGTCTACTTGCCCACGGGTTCCCACGTTTGAGTTTGGAAGATACGTAAGATTAGTCGCAAAATCGTCGTTTAATCCTAAAAGATCGCGGACAACAGGGTTAAGGTTGTTAGAGGCCCGGAGTTTATCGGCAATAGACGACTCGGCAACTTTTTGAGCGCCTACTGTAGATACAGTATTAGCGGTGCCGTTACTAACAGTAGCGCTATGCTCGACACTATCTAACTCGTTCTGTCTCTCTGAAAACTGAAGAACATGTCCAGCTGTTTCTTCGGGGATCAGTACAGGATCATTATCTACAATATCGTCGTGTACCTCTAGGTCATTGCCCACGTTTGGATGTTCGACATACGGTCGCCCAAGGTCATCTTGTTTTATGATGACAGGCTCTCCACCTGGTTCACTCGCCTGTAGGGCGGCAATCTTTTGAGCATTTTCAGGAGACACAAATACCGCCCCTGTATGAGCCTGCTTTTGTTCTCCCTGCACAACACGGGTGATAGTCCCGTCAGGAGCTAGAATAAATACTTCGTCCGCGTCCGATTCCGCTATAGGGGCAGCCGACTCTTTAACGTCTACGTCTCCTGTAGACGCGTCCTCTACAAGTGTAAAATTAGTTCCTCCATAGGCAGGCTCCCCGACGACAGCGACAGACCTCATCGGAGCGGTTTCTGGGAAAGGGATCACTAGATCCTGATCCTGTTCGATCCCACTAAACATCTCAGACAAACCCGTGTCCGGTGTAGATGGAGATGGGCGGGCTGCATTAGGCATTACAACCTGTGCTCCTCCGCCCACTATCGCGCCAGCGGCAAAGGACATCGCAGCGCTATCCGTAAACACTGCGTCTAACTCATTCTTACTTAGCCCTACTACAGAGGCGGCGTCTGATACTTTATCCTGGGCGAATTCTTGTGTTCCCTCCCCCAAGGCTTTTTTCAATCCTGTTGCTACAAAGCCTGCTGATTTCCGTGCTTTGGTACCGAGTAATACTTTATCAAGCAGTACGTCTGCGGCTTGGTTTACCCCTTCTATTCCTCCTGAAAAAAGAGCGGTGCCTACGTCTGCTCCTGCAGCGCGTGATTTGTTGTACTGCTCTCGTCCAAACTCTTCGGCGTTTAAAGGAAGATTCAACACCGCCAAAGGAAGACTGAGTATAGATCCGACGCCTGAACTTACTGCCGAAGCCAGAGTGTCGTTACTATCCGCTCTAAGAGAGCGTTCTAGATACTTCTCCGTCCCTGTGAGCTTTGCCAATCCTGGCAAAGCGCCCAACGTAATTCGGGCCATCTTATCGCTAAAGACAGATACCTCTTCGTTATTATTGGCTTGGATAGCACCTGTTGCTACCTGCTCAATTGCCCCCGCTAAGGTATCGTTGTATGCGCGAACTAAGGGGTCGTTACTATTTTTTATCTTAGCGAGGTTCTGCGCTTCCCAGCTTTGGATATAACCGTCAACGTCTCCCGTTTTTACAGGAGCAATGTTTAAAGTTTCCTCTGCGGTTAATAAATTCTGTTCCCCTGGATTTTTTTCACGTAGTTTATTTGCGTACGTCTCTACGATCTGGAGAGCTTTCCCTGGATTGTCCCAAGTACGAGATTTGTAGGCGTCTACTAAATCAAAGATACCGTCATCAGCGTTATTGCTGACGGCCAGGACGGCCTCTGCCTCTCCTATGAAAGACTCGGCAGACTCCTTAATCTCATCTACAGGGTCGGGCGCGGAGGATACAAAAGCTTCTCCGGTATTCGAGGTATACTGATCTGCTAAACTAGCTTCTCCGGTATTCGAGGTATACTGATCTGCTAAACTAGCTTCTCCGGTATTCGAGGTATACTGATCTGCTAAACTAGCTTCCCCAGTGTTTGCGGTATACTGATCTGCTAGACTAGCTTCTCCGGTATACAGGTCTTCTTGATCATCAGCCATTGTAGAAACTATAGAATTTTAAAACTCGCTCAGGATAGCTCTCTACCTCTTTGTACTTAGCCGCTGATACGTACTTTGCTACAAAAGGCTTTATAGTAGCCCAGGTAGCATTTCTTCCTGCGTCTCTTTTAGCGGCCATAATAGGCGCTGGCCCCGCATTGTACGCAGCAAGTGATAGTTCCATATCTCCTGTAAGGTTTAGCATATCTATCATGTACAGCTTTCCAGCTAGTAGAGAGCCTTCTGGAGAATACTTGTCCGCCTTTCCCATTACAGTAGGGTACTTTCTTTTAACGTAATCAAAGGTGTCAGATGTAACCTGCATTACACCCTGTACGTTTGTAGGAGATACAGCAAGTGGATTACCTCCACTCTCTACAGAGGCTACAGCTTTAATTATAGGCGACTGTCCTGCTAATAAAGGATTACTGTTTACTCTTGCCACTATTGCTCTAAATTCTTTAGGGGCACTCTGCAGCTTTTGTATTTGTTGATTAAACCTAGCAACCAGCGATTCTTGCTGTGCCGGGCTTTTACCTTCTAAAACAGAAGGAGAAATCGTAGGCGTTTTCGACATGTCTGTGGGATACGCGGCTGCGATTCGTCGATCAATACTGCTACTATTAGCAGCAAGTCCTGCCCTATCTGTTTCAAGTACACTTACCTGTTTCTTCACTTCTTCTGGAGTGAGTTTTGTTCTCCCAAGAATTGCAGCTGTACCAAGCTTGCTTTTAGTGTGACTCTTCGACATTTCTTTTCCATTGTCCTCGTCGAACGTATCTATTACCTCTCCATCATACGTTGCATAGTACCGTTTATCGTCGGGATTAGTAGACGCTGAAATAATTGGTTTTCCTGCGGCGTCAAATTTAGGAAGTTTAGTTTTAGGATCAACGTCTACATTCCCAGCTCTTACGACATCTAATTTTGCAGGATCGTATGCTTGTCCATTTAGACCGTTTTCCATGACATCTTTAACTCTGGGAGATAGCTGCAGTGTCGCAGTTGCTTCTGCAATTTGTTCCTGCTGCTTAAGGGCCTGCTGCTGTATAGACTTTTCATTAGCTTGGGCAAGTTGACCTCTTTTCTTGTCGATTTCAACTGCGTCTACTCCTTTAGTGTAGGTATCTAAAAAAACAGGGTCTACTCGTCCTTGGCTACGCGCCAGTGCTTGTTGTGCAAAAGCATTATCCCGTGACAATGTTCCATACGACTGTGATAAGATCTCTTTTATCTTTTCAGGCGGGGTTGCTGGATCATCTAAAGCTTTGTTAACAGCGGTTATATTAGTGATGTCCTCGTAGCCCTGTACGGCTTTTGCAAGTTTAAACGTATCCTCTGCTTTACGAGTTAGCGCGGCTGTTCCGTCCTCGTACTCTTTGGCCTTTGCCTGGGCTATCGCCGCGTCGCTTACTATCTGATCTTTACGCGCCTGCACGACCGCAGGCTCGCTGTTGATCTCGTTCTGTGTCCGCTGCTGTTTAATTGTCTCAGCGTTAGACGCGATAGTCTGTGCGCCTGAGACAATTGAAAGGCCATCCTTTACCCCGCCGATAAAGCCCGATACCTTTGCCTGTAGACTCGTCTTTTGTGCGTTGCCTTGGTTAATGCCTGCCGATGCTGCGTTTGTAAACAGGTTAACATCTATATTAGGCTCGCGTCCTTGGAAGGACTCATATCGCTCAGCCATTACGACGCTCCAAGATTTCCATACCTTTATTTTTCCCGGTGTTTAGCTTCTGAGCGAGTACATAACTATTGTCGTCAAAAACCATATCTAGATTTTTATGTAGTGTCGTTACTTGCGAAGCATTAAATCGCCGCTCTGAAAATCCCTGGTTTGCCAGTTGGTATCCTATCTCTTTACTAGAGATCCCCTGTCGAGAGAACTCACCGCGCATTTCTTTTATGCTTTTATTATACGCCTCTTCTGTTAACGCGCCGGGACGCCCGTGTACTAAGCCGCTCTTGTCTACATCGGCATTAGCCTGCCCTTTTAAAAGACGAGAAAGAGTAATGCCGATCATCTCGGTCGTACTCTGTAGGTCGTCTCTCGGAGCAGGCTTTCCAAGATGCTCGAATGAAGTCTGTGTCATGACCGCGCCGAGGCTATATGGATTGGTATTCGACATCTGATGCAGACCGCCGACAAGTGCCGACCCTCCAATAACTCCCTGGTCTTGCTTAGCAGGCTTGTCTCCTGCGTCCCATTTCGTATAGATGTCGGCAGCTGACTTTGTTGCCACGTCGGGGGTATCGATTACCGACGTAGATCGGTTGGCGGTAGGAATGACAACAGTTACACCCTTGAGATCCTTAACCGTTGTATACCCCTGCGGTACTCCCGTGCCTTGGGGGATTGTAACCGCCCCCACTCCGTACTGCGGGGCAAGCTGGGCATTACTCTGTGACAGGGTATCTGCAGTCAAAGGAACGGCCTGTCCCTCTGGGCCATGTCCAAGCAGACCTAGTATATTTGCGTTTGTTACAACATCAGACGCATTTTTAGGCGTGTAAAAGGTATCTTGAATTGTCGCTATTTGGTTCCAATGGCGAGTTGCGGGAGAAACATTTACCCCTTTTCCGGCGAGGTCTAACCCCTGTGCAGCCATTAACGAAGGCACACCAGGAATATCTGGAGTAAGGCGCTTAGTATCAAACGTACTACCATCAGAGAACTTATATCCTTGGGCACCCGTGTTTGCGATGCCGATAGATTTCTGAGCAGGGCTTAGGCTATTCCAGTTTTCGTAAAGCTTATACCCTGTGTAGTCTGTAATCTCCGGGCTAGCGCTCCCGATGGCTTTAATAAACCCATGCGGGTCTTTATTAGTCTTATAGCTATCCAGCTCATTATGAAAATCAGGGTTATTGGCCCTTTCTCCAACAGCCATATATGAGCGAGCTTCGTCTTGATCTCTAAATGCGCCCATCGCCCCAAGTGCGATACCTGTCACATCCGTAAACTTTTTACCTGTTCCAGTATCTGTACTGTTTGCAAGCTGTGGATTTGAGTAAATAGGATTACCTTTAAAGTCCACTCCGGTCTTAACTGTTCCAGTGTTGGGGTACTTTGAGATACCAACAGAATTCATCACGGCTTTTGATGTGCCGTATGCTTTTCCAAACCTATCAAGCGGGATAAGATTGCGGCCACTTAACGAATTAGCATACTCGGCATGATCTTCGTCGAGTAATTGCGTCGGAACGATAAGAGATTTCTCTGTGCCAGAGTCAACGATAGTGTGTCCAAATGGAATCTCTGCTCCGTTATCGACTGTGTACCCCTCATTGAATCCAAAGTCTTTTGCTGTTTCCATCTTACCGCGCTTCTAATAGTTTAACTTTTGCATCAAGCGTTTTTACTGCGCTTAAAAGTGCATAGATAAGTTCGCTTGGGTCGATCTGATAATAACCCGATTCATGTTTACCGACTGAGTGTGGAAACACCTTCATAAGCTCCTGTGCCATTACGCCGATATGATGTCTACCGCCGTCGTCCGCTACTGTCTTACGTATATAAGTGTAGTTAACCGTGTCGAGTTTGTTTATGTCGTCTAGTCCTGTTGTGTACTCACTGACGTTTTCTTTGAGACGAGAATCCGACACGACTATCCCTCCAGTAACAAGCCCGCCTGCGAATCCTGTAATCTGTCCAACCGCTCCATCGTTGTTATTCTCTTGGGTATTTTCTTTATTATCTGCCGCTATATCTGTGGCGGTATTTCGATCCTCAATTGCGATCTGCGTATTGACTCCCGTTGTTGCAGCACCGGCCACACTGTTCACATAACTACTCAAATAATTAAAGTATGAAAGTGCAAAATTATTAAGGTTTGTCGTGTTGAACTGATCGTTTTGCAATGTATTAGACGCATTAAATTCCGCCGTCTGTTGCTGCAGTCCACTGAAAAATTGTGACTGTTGAATAGCGTTTTGATAAACACTATTTGCAGACAAGTTTATCTGGCTATTAAGCTCGCTAAAGTTCCCAGCCTGCAGCTGGCTAGCAGAGAGGGTCGGATTAACCTGAATCTGTCCGCCGACGGTTGACTGCTGCGAGTTAGCACGCTGCGCTTGGTTATATTCTGTAGGGGCAAGGCGTAAGTTTACGCGGTCCTGCTGGCTTTGAGAGAGCAGGGTATTACCGTATTGAGAAAGCTGAATACGCTCTTTTGCGTTCATTAAGTTGGAGAGCTTCTGTCCTGCGGAACTTCCTGCACCAAAACCAGAGGTCGTCGCAATATCTGCAGCTGAGGAGCTTGTGCCAATACTTAGAGCGTTATTGATTACACTATTAGGAACTTCGCCGCTTGCATACGCACGGGCGTCTGCTGCTTGCTGGTCTTGATCTCTTAAAACGTCGGGAACTACGGTCTGTAGTTGGGCTGTACGCTGCGCCTGATTAAATGGATTGTTTAAGGCTACCTGAGATCTGTTGAAGTTATTATCTTCGGTCGCCTGCTGAGTGTTGAACACGTTGTCGAGAGCGGTCTGATCTCGCCGCAGTGCCGCTGACTTGGGTACAAAATTAGTAAGCCCTGTTAACTCTGTATTAAGCTGGTCAAGCGCAAAACCTTCCGCTTGCTTAAAGTTTGTCCCAATCTGCTCTCGTTGATATGGGTTAAACTCCTTGCCGAATTTAATTGGGTCTATGAACTGGTAATCTTTAGCGGCCCCGGCGATTGGGGTGTACTTAGACTGCGCCGCTTTTGGAAACTGATCGCCGATAAACTGCGGCGCAACGCCGAAGCCTGCTACGAGGGACGCCCCGCCCAGGTCGCCGAAGCCCGTAGAGCCGGCATCTCCTATGTCTCCTTTACCCCCTGGTCTGGGTTTCCAGTCTGCAGGACCGCTACCTTCTAATGCTTTTGCTCCGTCTGGAATAGCGCCAGTTTTCCCATTGTAGGAAATCTTTAAATCTTTAAGAGCCGTGATTTCCTTGGGAAATACGTACTGGTGTCTCCCCTCATTGGTGTTTAGATATTTACCGACTATGGTGCGACCATCGGACGTAGTAACTGTGACTGTTCCGAGTGGCTCAGAAGAGGGCACAAGTACGACCGGACCTTTGTAGGTTTGCGGTTTATAAATAGCGGAGGCCACTAGTTGATCTCCAGGTCAGTACTAAACTTTTCTTTAAGCATACTCACTTCGTACCTTTCGCATCATCTACATGCTGTTGAATCTTTACACTAGTTAAAGACGCTTCAATCGTTTGCTTGTTGACGTAAAGTACGATCAACAAAGCGGTTAATACCGTTCCTACTAATACGATGTAGTGACTTAACAGAGGAATCTGCCCTCGCCCCGCTGCTCTATCGTTTGCGCTCTGTAGTCTTCCCTCTAGTTTCTCGTATCTATTTTCAGCTTTACGAGATGTAGCGGCCATACTCTCTGCAGCAACCGCTATCGTAGATTGAGCCGTTACGACAGAGGATAGTAGCGTAGTCATCTGCGGTATCCCCACTGTTATTACAGGCTCAATAGCCTGAAGGATTTCGTGCATATTATAAATCCTGTCAATTGTTTCGGGAGACAACATCAAATCTTCTTTTAACTGTCCATTCTTTTTATACTCGGACATCTCACACTCTACGCCCACGTAGGCGTCTTCCGACTGCTCTTGCATTGAGAACTGCTCCACCACTAAGCGGTCTATAGACTTCAATCGGCTGCCCATTGTTGACTCGTTTATAATTTGCTTCCGTCTCAATTAGCCCCTTCACGTAGGCGTCACGCGCAATGGCTACCTGTACATCCGTATTGTACATACTGTTAATCGTCTGCCCTGCTACGGATAGCAATAAGAGATTATCGAAGGGGATCACGTCATCGTCGGCGTAGTGATCTTTAAGTCGGATGCGCCCAAGGATAGATATGAAGCAGATATCAGGGCACGGATGAATAAGAAGCTTGGCACGGCGGTAGGAGGGGGTTTCTTCGTATGGCTCGTAGTCGGCCAAAAACTTTCTATCTATATTGTTTTCATCAAGAGATAAAAAGTTTACGTATCCATTCGTTCGGGTTTTAGATACTTCTGTTATGACGCCGAACTTGACATCGGACTTAACGATAAGTCCCTTTCTAACCGACAGATACACACCTGTGATTTTTTCTCCTTGGTGCATCGAGTAGATCGTGCGACCAGTTAGATCTTTACCCTTCACTACAATGTGAGAGTCGGGAAGCTCCTCGCAGGTTCCAAACGTCGCGGGATATCCCCCACACGTAGGAATATCGTACACAGTGGGGTAGAGGTTTGGTTCTTCTAAAAGAGATTTCTCAGCAAGACAGCAATCATCAATAGTATTGCCATAATGGTACTCAAACCAACGATTCCAAACGGAGCCGACCGCTTTGCCGATTTTGATTTTAAGAGGGGTTTCGAGTTCTTTCGGAAGCGTGATGTATCCATTTTGAGCACACAGAGTAAATTTACGCTCGTTGCCGTAGGTGCCGTGGAGGAGCAGATACTGAAGCACTTGCTGTACAAAAAGATCGACCCCCTCAGCGTCAGGACACTTGCCCCCGACGCCTTGGTATTTAGCCAATATCTTTTTCGCTTGGGAGTATTTGATCATCTGTAGACCTTACTGCCGGTGATGTAGGTTTGTATCCACGGCGAACAGTTCGTGCTGTTTGGTCTACAGGTGGACTTCCAGCGGAGTCTACCGAAGGGGAAACAGTAGGAGGAGTACCACGTCTAAGTGCTACCCCTCCTACTCGTGCAGCTTGGGGCCGTCTATATGTCGGAGCACCGCAGTTGCACATTTTATACTACTCTCAAGCTGGGCAAGCCGCAGGAACACTGCACGAAAAACCCTTGCTAAACGTATCCGGTTTAACCGTGCCGAGATACGTACGCGACTTATCCTGTACAGCCGTAGAATTCGGGAACGTCATGGTCTGACCATTCGCGAACCAAAGACCGATGCCGATCAAGTTCATGTACGCATACGCACCAGTCAACCCTTCACGGGTAACAACTTTGGGCGTAGAACAAAGTGGAAGTAGCTGAACACATCCCATAAAATCTCCTTATTTCTTTCGCTGACTAAAAGTTTTTCCACCGAACACAGGAAGCGTCGGCTTCTGAAACATCTGTGCCTGTTCCGTCAGCGGGTCACGCCCATCGACAAAACGGCGAGCTGGCTGCGGAGGGATACTCTTATAGAGCTTGCCACCGCTAAAGCCTGCGCGAACCTTCGCCCACTGCTTCTTCATATCCAAAAATTCAATCATATTATCTCCTGTCAAGGTTAACTCAAATATACACGGTCTAAGAGCTGTTGAAAAGCATGTTTAGATGCCAGTGAATATGGCAGGGTAGTAGCTGTACGGGGCTGGTCCCCCGTTAGGGATGGCTAGCGCAATGAGCTGCGCGTAATCAGGGGCGCTAAAGATAACGGGATTGAGGTTGTCTAAAAACCTGTACCCTAGAGGGGGATTTGCACTGTCCCCATACAGCCAAAATATAGCAAAGGGAGCAGGAAAAACCTGATACCAAATGCTGTTGCCGTAGTAAAAGATACCTATAAAAGTTCCGCCGTTAGAGAGCCTCCACCAGATTTTATCCCTGTCGGCTTGTCCCGGCTGGACGTTTGATATGACGATATTAGAGAACGTCTGATTACTGATTTCGACAGTAAGATACGTGCCGAGAGACTTTAGCAACTCGGTAAAATTATCAAAGCACACGGACTCTGGTACACCATTTACTTTGATTACGCCTTTAATTGAACTTTGTGTTGTCATAATAAATTAGCAGTTAGTCTCTTCTGGTATAAACCATAGATCAAAACACTGGGCCGGAATCGGTACACCCTTGTTAGCATCACAGTATGGTTCAATTAAGGAGTCAGGTAGAATTCTCCCTCTAAGTTTTACATAGTCAAGCTCCCAATACTTTCCTGTGAGGACGATACGTAATTGAATACCTTTGTATATATGAGAAACTTCGCGGCTCGCAAGATCGCACTGAGTCTCGTCTACACTTCCAAGGTTTAAATCTCGTATTCCCTGCGCCACTAGCCCATTAGGAAAAGGAGGCAGGGCGTCGCATTGCTCTACCGGAGCGTCGTAGTTTAGCTCTTTCCAAAAGTTAAATATTTCGGAGGTAGACGTTTTATACTCTACCGCAACTTTTAATTTTTCTTCAATGAGGCGTAAGCCCAGGTCTAGAGAATGTACCTCTTTATTAATAGTCGCATCCCCGTTTACATACTCCTTCGTGTACACTACTGACCGTACATACCGAGTCTTTCCATTAACAGTGTCGTATGTCTTCTCTGGATCTATTTGAAATAACTTATTCTCGCCGTTAATCTTTGCTGCTGTGTAGAATACGTCGCCGCTTTGAGCAAAATCCATAAAGTCCACGCCTGTCCATACTCCCGCCCATGCGGGAGGGGATTCATTAGACATGCTCGCCATATTATCCGCTTCGATAACGACAACACCTCGACTGACGTAATCAGTCTGTAGAACCCCCTCAGAGCTGTAGCAATCCACTCTGTACGGCTTACACGTTATAAATACCTTATTTTTAAAATACGCGACTGCGGCAACAGCGGCTAATGATGGGTCTATGTAATCTAAAAAATTCGCGACCTCTCTAGATATAGGAGAGTTGCTCCATTTAAATTGAGCATTTCTAGACATTGTAAGGTCGTACACCTGACCGTCTGAGCCTAAGAAAATGAGGTCGCTCCCTACGTTTACATGAGCGCGTTGTCCTACAATTCCTGCGCTTTTTAAAAGTACGGAACCGAACACTGCGCTATTTGATCCTCCCTGCCACTGTAAACGCGGCTGGTCTGTTCTGTATGAGTAGATTGCGTTGTTTGTGGCGACTAGTAGAGGACCAATACCTGTAGAGGTATCTAGTACCTGCAAAAAGCCCATCGCTGTAATGTAGTCGTTATTTATATTAGACGTTGGGATTTGATACACGTCCGCTGTAAATCCCGTCGAGGGTTGTAGGATTTCGATGAATGTAACAGGAGCATCTGGGGCGTTTCGTGAACCCGACGGATCTCCTGCCGTCCAATCGATCCCGGCGTTTGCTATACATAGACGATTCTGGTTGTACGTCCCTAGTACGGATACAGGTACCTCGTCTTTTGTAGGGTCAGATCGCCGAATCATTATACCTTCTAAGATGAAGGGACGATTTGGGTAGTCGAATATGACTAAGTAATCGCCTGCATTTGACCAGTTAACTCGATCTGCATACACGTTTACTTGATCTGTCTTATTGATAACAGACACCTCGCTCGTGCTTAGATTTATAAGGTATATAAATCCAGAAACTATGTAGATCTTATACCTATCAGGACCAATGCCGTAGGGGATAATAGCTTGGAACTTTCCTGATTTAAAAATACTCTCGTAAGAGACTTCAAATCCTGTGGCTCGTCGATGCCTGTCGGTATCAGTAAAAATTAATTCGACATCTGTAAGCGCCCAACGTGGGCACAGATTACCCGTCTGTGCGGATACGTTTACACCGATAAAATACTGGTTGCTAGAAATGCCAGCAGGATGTAGCGCGGCGTTCTGGCCGCCGGAGAAATCTAAAGTACCATCTGGAACAATCTGGTCTGCCGCCATCAGATCGCATGGTTTCTTGGGTTAATAAGTGCGGCTGTAACCTTTTGTTCTAGGTCGTCTTTAGTGAGGACTTCTTTTGGTTTACGTTTAGCTATACGGCCAAACTGGATCATTGCGCGTTCTCTGTTCAACTGGTTAGTTAAACTTTCCCCCGCCGTACTAAGTGCGTCAAAGTCTGCTTTAGTAATCTCCGTCACGCCTTCGTATTTAGGAATACTGTGAGATGTGACCTCCTGCACCTCGTGCTTTTTAAACACTACCGTATCCCCTTCCACACGCGCATTTAGATTAGTAACACTGCCTTCTGTGGTGTAGCCGTATCCTTTAGTGAGTGTGCCGGTAATAGGGTCTATATATTTAAAATAACGGATAGTGTAGTGCATCAGATTACCTTTGTGATAAAGAGATTCCCTATCATGTACACCCCTACGCTATACACATTGGTAGGTTCAACGTTGTCCCCCGTGATACACTTATAATTAAGTCTCAGTGTTACTGTTGCTCCAGACGCTACGAGAGTAGACGCTATAGCATACGATCCCGTATAATTTATTGGATATGTATAAGTAAGAAGCTGTAAGATTCCCCATATAGCATTAAGTGTGGTTGTGGGGTATGCACCTGTAATATCCACCCCATCCCCGCTTGTCTGCGTCCAATTTACACGTCCTCCGACGCCTACATTATTGCTCCAGTCAATCTGTAGTTCACTACCAAGAACGGCGGCTTCTCCTGCTACAAGCGGTGTAAAATTAACAAGCCCCGTGAGATTTACAATTGCCTGCACAACGTAGGTAGATCCTGGGCAATCTGATGGCGCTGTAAATTGTATGACATCGCTATCCAGGGTAACTTCATACGTATTTGCCGCTACTGTGATAGTCTGAGTGTATATCTGAGCAGGTATTGCTAGAGATGTCCCTTGAGCAACACAATCAATACTAGTCACTAAATCGTCAATCTGTCCCTGTAGATCTACGTCGATATCTGCGAGATCTGCGATCTGTGTGTCGATAACTACAAGTTGGTTCTGAATATCCTCACAGCACGCGATTGTGCAAACCAGTGTTCCCACCGGCAGCAATACACCAGCAGCGGGGGTAGGCGATAATGTTACGGCAATGTGGGTCGCATCTGGGACAGCTGTGACATCTGCACGAGTACCAGAAGGCAATCCACTGATAGTAAGAATATCGCTTGTGGTGTACCCAGTAGTGCTCTCAACAACTAAACTATAGGTGGCATCCCCATTTACAATCTGAAGCTGCTCGCTCAAATGAGTACATAGCACAGGAGTGATTACTGGCTGCATCTCCACAGTACAATCACCTGTTGCGACTGGAACGTAGCCCGCTTCACAAGGCGTACCGAGAGGCCGTGTTACTCCATCCTCGTCGCAGACTAGTAAGGTACCTTCTGATACGTTGTCCCTATTGCATGGATTCGTAGAGATTGTAGAGAGACAGTATTGAAATTGTCCATCGACCCCTCTTGCGATAACAGCAGTCCCTGGGGAAATTCCTTCGCCGTGGTTACAGATTGTAATAATGTCATTCGGCTTAATTGCTTCGACGAAATAAAATCCAGTACCAATCTGAACAGTGTCGGATGCGGTTATACCCTGTGTAGTTGATAGAATAATATCAATACACGTACCATCCGCAGGCGCGGTAAAATCGATCTTAACACACGCTTGTGTCGTATCCGTGGTAGTACTAAGCGGCGGAACAGTAACTACAAAACACGTACATGGAGGAACCTGTGTACCCGGATTCGCGTTTTCGTCTTCACAGGTGTTGATGACAATAATCTGACCGCGCTCTGCGTCTACACTTTGAATTTTGTAGTAGCCGTATGTTTCAGCCCACAGATAAGACCCAACAGACGCCCCGATTACCCCGTCGACGTTTAAAACAGCAGACTGTCCGCATGACGGAATGTTCCAGCCGTTATTTGAACAGACACCAAAAGAAAACTGGGGCTGATAAATGTTCGCACAGTTATCTTCGGCACATACTTCTGCATCATTATAGTACGCAGTAGCGCATCCACACGAAGAGGTAGATCCACATTTGTTGCAACACGCCATATTAGGCTACCTCGTATCGACCTTGAATAGATATCTCAGAATTAGGTCCAAGTGGGATATTCGCATTTGGGGTAAAGATAACAGCAAGAGAAGGGTCTGTGTTATTTACTCTCCATCGCCCTGTACCTAACGGAATCCCATTAGGCTGCACAGCGCATATAAAACCAGTTCCTGCTAAAACTTTTCCCGTGAAAGGCAGACTAATGTACATAGCTGAGGAGGCAACCGACGCAGATGTATATCTACACATCACGTCAAAAAATACAGTTGTACCTATGGTAAAATATTCCGATGTATCAAAAATCACATCAGACAAAACAGTGGCGTTTTGAGAAGTCAGTATAGGGGTCCAATCTGTATATGTCGTCAACGTCGGGGGCATTGAAAAAACAAAAGACGTATACGCCGGAACAACTGTGCCTGGAGCCATGTTTTCCGCGAAGCAATCATTCTGCACAGTGATCTGACTATTTACAGAATTAAAAGCTGTGATCTTAAATGTTCCATAGGTCGGATTACTAATGTACGTCCCGATGACGACATTAGTAAGCCCCGGAATATACAGCAATGCGGCATTACCGCACGACGGTATATTCCAGGCGTTCTGGATAACAAGCGCCGCAGATGCCTCTGGGCAAGCCGATTCAACCGTGCATGGACTACATGAAGAACATGTACACGTTGTTTTTTTAGTGCATCCACATCCCATAATTAGATCCTTTTAAACTGCTTCTTCGTAGAAGTCGCTCATCACAACCCAGAATATGCCATTAGTAATCGTTGCTACGCCCGCTCTGAAGAAAATAAGCTGCCCCCTTGTTAGGTCGTAGCGCCACTGTAGATCCTCTTCCACGTTGTTAACTAGTCCACGTACATTGTATCCCGCTTGAACATGATCAGGTACTCCCGCTATCGGGGGTATTAGGTTAACAGTAGTTCCTGTAGTCCCTGCTAAGGTAACAGTCATTACAAACTTTAAAAAGACAACGCCGTTTGCCCTTTTATATCTGGCTTCATATATAGTAGGAGTTCCCGTTCCCGGCACGGTTACAACTGCCGTCGAAGAAAAATCAACCCAAGGCGTAATTTCACAGCATCCCATATCGCAATCCTCTCCAACAAAAAGCCCATCTGATAACAACTGAATCCGGTTTCCCGGTTGACTCGAAACTAAAACTGCAGCCCCATCTGATAATACAGTAAGAGCATTGTTTACGTCTGTTGAAACTAAAACCGCGACTCCATCTGGTTGCACAGTAAGAGCATTGTTTACGTCTGTTGAAACTAAAACCGCGACTCCATCTGGTTGCACAGTAAGAGCATTGTTTTCGTCTGTTGACACAACGAGGTCGGCAGAAAATACCCCGTTTAAGTAATTAAGATCTATCGAGGTAGTATCCTCTACCCCTAAACAAGTCCTAACAACATCGCATGACGTATCTATAGCCGGAATGTCTTGTCCAAGTGATCCCATCGTGCAGATTACATTGGAAATGTGTGCGGCTAATAGAGTTGTCCCCGATACCAGGTTCTCGTCGTTATACGAAAACGTATAAACATAATTACAAGTTCCGCAAGAATCCGCCGAGGTACTTGGTCGAGATCCTGTTAACGTCGCACCAAGAAGTCCATATACAGTAGAAGGAATGATTTCTAAAAGAGTAGCAGGAATTACAAGATCTACTGAAGACGGAACGGCCCCGTCACAAAGACAGCAGTTATCCGTACACCAGTTTACTGTTTTAGTCGCCACATTTAATACAGTCTAATTGCCACAATGCTAGCTGCCCCAGCGTTTAACGCGCCTGCCGATGGCACTACTGCAACGTCTCCAAAAATACTGATGCTATCTGTAAGAAGAGCGGTCGTGTACAAAACCGGCGGTAGGCTAAATACACCGAATGTGTAGGTCTTCGTCGTAATAATATCTGTATCCAACACAGCCGCACTGTTTGAGATGTCCGCCGCAGTGTTGTTCGTACGTCGAAGTTTTAGCGTAACAGCTCTCGACGCTGCAAATGTTGCCGCTGCGTAGTCTACCCGCACTCGTCCAAACAGCAGGTACGTCCCCGCTTTATTCAAAACCAGCGTTGGGTCAGTCGTTCCAAAATCCAATAATGCTGACGTAGCAGTCAACGCATAAGCAGTGCCTGCGGCATACACACTTAGCGAATGGTTTTTATCTGAGCCATCCTCAAGTAGAAAAGCCTCTGCCGTAACAGTGCCCTCCGGCGTCGTCCCGTCAACAACCACAAGATTACGAGTGTAGATAGTCCCAGCAGGATTAAGTGCCGATCCAAATACCGGCTCGCCAATCATCCTAAGGTCGGTATCAAGCCCCTCTGGATTATCCGTCCAAATGCCTACGCGAGTTCCCATGCTAATCCTTTACGAGTAAATAACTGTGATGTCTTCAGTCGAAGAGCTTACAATTGTAAGCCCTGTTCCAAAACGCAGTCCGTAGTCTTGCGTCCACTTGTTCGACAACAGTGTAGCAGGCTCCGTAATGATACCGATGACGGTACCCGACCCTGCGGTGTTGTCGTAGATAGTGAACACTGCGTTCGCTACTGCTGTGTTACACACAATGCGGTGTAACGTACCTGCGCCACTTTTAACAGTCGTAGTTGTCGCAGTAACGATTCGTGTAAACGGTGACCCGCCGATCTTAGTCCAGAGATTTCCATATACGTCGCTCTTTAACGGCTGACCAGATCCTGTTGTTATGTCCGCTGTTGGCACGTCTACACGAGCAGCTCCTGCTAGCTGAAAATATCCTGCGTTGCTTGCTACCGCATCTCCCGGCTGCCTTGCCACGTAGTTAGTGATCGGCCCAGATTGAAATATACAGTTAGGGTCGATATACACTGCGCCGTAGCCATCTAGGGCCAGAGGTAGGTACCTATCCTCTGTCGCAGTTCGTACTGCTCGATTCTGATTTCTAACGCCGAGTAGAGCTGGTCCAGCAATACCTGCAGCAAACACGCTGGAACCTGAATCTGCTTGCTTCAGAATAGACGTAGCAACGGCAGTGGACGGCAGTGCGGTCGTGTTGATGTCTACCAGCATCGCACCCTGCACCCACGTACGCGGATTGATGTAATCCCCGTCTGCTGCGAAACTTGTGATGGTTGCCGGTGCTGTTGCAACGCATAAGGCCGCTACCCCAGCATCGCCTGTTGCGTGTGCTGCGTCCTCAAGCTTTAGCAGTCCCGTAGCTGAAGCCGTTGCAAGCGTTACCGGCAGAGAAGCTGCTGAGGCTGCCTGGCCGAGCGCAATCGCGGCTCCCCCGACCTGTACTAAATTAGTCGGTAGGTTACTTTGATCCGAAGCGAGAACGACCGGCATCGACGCCGCCATCAACTTCTGACCAAGCGTTACCAATGTGCCGCCGAAAGAAGCGATGTTTACGTCTTCCCCGCCTGGTACACTCAGTTCTGTTAAAATACTACAGAGCGTAATGAGTGACGCCTGGTAGTATGACTGAGCGTCCATACTACCAGGTACACAAGCGCAAGGTGTGCAGGGATTAAATGCCACTGGTTATTCCTTTAGTTTTTCTGGAACAGTCGAGCATAGACATAGATGTCGGCAGTTGCCGCAGCCCCTTGTGCGGTAGTGAGCGAAAAAAACAATGCGGACGTATTAAGCACGTCCGTCAACGCAACACTTGCGAGCGTAAGAGCTACATACTTGGTCGCTGCCGTAAGAGCTGTGTATACCTGCCCCGCTGCAACGACTGCCGATCCTCCTTTCGCTGCCGCTGTGTAGACACCTCCGGCTGCAGTCGTCAAAGAAACACTGGGGTTTCGTACAACGATGCGCTCCAAAACGAAGTCCCCTTCGCCTGTCGCAACCACGTCGTCCGTATCTGCAATCTGCAGCGTCAGCGCCTGATCGGTCGTCACGTTCATGTTCGCCCCAATGAGCTTTGCAACAACGCGGTAGTCTGAGAAGTAATAATGTTTAGACATGCTATTCCTTAAAAAATTGTAAAATGAAGGGGGAGACTTTAGCTCCCCCTTCAGATTCGTTAGCTCTCTACGCAGGCCGTGATTACCGGACCATTTCCACATGCCCCGCATGTAGCGTCCGTAGCCGTTGGCACACAGACCCGTACGATACCGTTACGGTCACACACGATGTCCGTCTCAAGGCCAGTACTACCTGCCCCCGTTTCGTCATCTGTCGGACCGTATCCAGCCGCGTATTCCAGCACCCAGGTGTTGCTGACCATATCGACCGACACAACCGCGAAGTTCTGCGTAGTACCATCACCCATGTATCCCGTGATGATATCCGCAGCCGTGACTGCTTTAATCGGATTCTCCAAGATGACCTTGAAGCTTCCGACTTCACCAGCACGACAATCGCAGGTAGTAAGCACCGTCGATGTACATCCAAGAGTGTCGTCGCAGAACACTGCCGTAAAGCCTGTGCAATTACTGATTACAGTATTTGCAGCAAACTGAATCGATAGCGTCGTCCCGTCTGTCGTAATTGCAGACACAGTGCCGGTAAGATACCCACCAGTGCCAATCGCAATCGAGATAGGGTCCGTTGGGGCTACGTCAATCGGTACCCCGAAGGTCATCGTGTAACGACCTGGGTTAAACGCATCGGCAACAGCAGTCAAGACGAACGGACACGGACACGCAGTAATCGCCGGTACCTCGTTTTCACAATCAACGTCATCCGGCGGACATACTGCCGCAGGATAGTACGAAGCAATCAGAGCGTCGGACGGTCGCGGAACCATGATTCCGTAGATGCCTCCTGAATACTGCTGCGAAAGTGCCATCTCAATCGAAGTGGCATAGTAACCGCTACGACGGAATACGTCACAATCAGTCTGGATATTAACCCAGAGCCACGTATTCATAAACGAAGGCTCAGGACCGAACTCCGTTCCTTCGCCAATCGTTGTCAGCTGGTCACGATAGAGAACTTCAAACGGTGATTTACCGTAAACAAGAACCTCTTCGTAATCAGCATCTTCCCACGCCGGATTTAAATCGGAGAACTCGCCGACTTCTGCTGGGATACCGTTAACGAACGGGTAAACCTGTACCCATTCGCTTGATACCCAGTTAAACCGTCGCGGATACAAGATCGGGACGTTCATGAACTGTCCACGGACGGAACTCATGAAGTTGTACTTCGTAAGTAGCGCATCCGAACCTGAGCTAAACCGAAGATCGGCACGCGCATTGGCATCTTCGATATAGAGCGCGTCCATCAATTCATCAGAGGCCGACACTGCATAGAGCGGCTTACTGTCCTGAATCATGAACGGAACTACGTCAGAGCGGCGGCGCATACCCTCATAAATCTTGGTCAACATGCGGAAGTTAAACTTCGACAGCGTTGCGGTACCTTTTGAACGATACTCGTATGGGTTAACTGGGTTACCTTTAAGACCGCCCCCATCAACGACGAGCTTCTTGGCGATACCCGTCAAGAAATTCTGGCCGATGTTGAAGTCTTTGAAGAACGCAACCTGCTTCTGGATGTTCTCGATAATCTTTCCGAACGTGAAACTGAACTCCAGGGCCGTCTTGATTTCGTTTACACAGTAAGGGTCCGTCTTGAACTCACGGCGCATGAGCGCGACCATCTGACGGCTGAATCCGTGCCCGGCAAATGTCGTGAAGTTATAAGAGCAGTCATTTGTGCAAGGCTCGCAGCCTGCCGAAGAGGCAAGCTTCTTCCACCGATCAAACCCCTGCTCGATTTCCGGCAGCGATCCTCGGAAGATAATCTGCTGCATAGCGTTATCGGCAGCGGTCCAAGGCTTGATTTCCCACAAGTCCGCCATCCACATCGGCATGTTGAAGGAGTAATCAAGAATCTCGGCGGCGATGTCCGGTGTACCGGCGAGGAACGCCTGGTTGAAAGTATCGGTAGTGTTTTGACACGATGACATAAAGAGTAAACCTCTTAAAGATTTGTATTTGGAAATTGAGGATCTGCGTAATCACAGGAACAAGTTAGATGTTCCCGAAGAGAGAAGAATCTTTATACGCAGGGATGAGTACCTGGATACAGGTATTGTTGTCTGAAAACGAATAGCTTGTAAAGCTTATTTATTCATGACGCGATCAAGCACTTTGGCTCCTACGTTTTTCGTTCCGACAGCGCCCGTCTTTTCGCTATAGGAGGAGCTAGCACCAGTGCCGTTTATGCTGGGGTTATTGAGGTATCCACGTAATTTAAGGAGTGACTTTAGCTCGGTGTTTTCTACCGCGAGTTTGTTTTTTTCGACCAGTAGAACAGCTGAGTAATGCGCCAGCTGATCCGCTCGTGCGAACTTCATCGCTAGTTCTTTTGGTAGTTCGGTCAGTCCGTGTTGAGCCAGGATACTAATCGTACGACCATACTCCTGTGCGGCTTTCGTTAAGATTGGGCGCACATACCTTTCGTTATGCTCTGTGTCCCCCTCTACATATTGAATCTCTCTGAACCTACTGTCCGTGCGTAATTCCGCCAACGAGTCGGACCACGCCCCCCGCGAGGCGTGTACGATTGAGGCGTTTGCCTTTTGCTGCTTCTCAGCAAGTATTCGATCATTGTCTTCTTGCATCCGTGTAAAAGATGTCTGTGCATCGGACTCTAGTGCGCGAGAGTCATTCTGAATACGTTTGATGTTTTTAAAGATTACCTTGGCATCTAGTACGGCGACCTCATCTCCTTTAAATGCCTGCATCAGCATCTGGTTCGTTTCTTTATCTGTCGCTGCTCCAAACGCTTTATGGAGATCCGATACCTCAACAGTGTGATCGGTAGCCAATGTCTGAAGATTATCGCTCTCTTTTGTTAAAGGAGTCGCAATCTTCTCTTGATAAACAGGGGACGCTTTTAAATTATAAATGCGCTCGTACTTCTCAAGCTCGGTAATTCGATCTGTCTGTCTTTGTGTAACATCAGGAACCGCCAATCCGTCGTCGTACTCTTTAACCTTTTTACGAAGTCCTTCTAGCTCCTCTGAGAAAACCGCCCGCTCTTTTGTCACAGCTTTGAGTTTTGTACGGAGCTTCTTAAAGTTCTCCCCTGTAGATGCGTTCTTATCGATTAATTGATCGACTTCATCTGTAGCATCTTCAGGAACAAACTCTGCTGGAATAACATTCTTAGGAAGGGTATCTGCCCCTGCCGGGGGATCGATATCATATTCTGTCTCGATAATAGGAGCGCTCACTACTTCGGCAGGAGGCGCAGCGTGCTCGACAGGGGGTACGACCTGCTCGTCTACTGGAGACATGGGAACTAATTTGTCTCCTCCAGGGACTCGCTTTAAAACATCAAACGCCCTGTTCGCTTTCGGCTTGTACACGGTATTATTTTCCACCCTTTAACCTCTCTGTCTCAGCTTTTGTTAAATCCCCACGGGCTTCCGCCAGCGCGTAGCCTCCGAAGTTAGCGGATACGTTTTTCTTACCTGTAGTATTAGTGAGATAAATCTCCTCGAAATAGATAAGGTCGTCTAAACAGCGGTTGTACCCTTCCGACACGCCTGCGCTATACGCGGCGGAATAGGGATTCGCTCCATTGTCACGAGTAAACGGACGGGCGAACTGGCGCAGAATCCCTAAGATACCACTCCTAAGCAGTCCATTCTTAGCGTCAGTGTATGATCTGACCGCATCGGTAGATCCACGAAACCTGTTTAATTCAATCTCTATTGCCGTCATAGGGGTTCAAAATCCGAAGTTGATGGGGTACTGCCTATCATACCAGAGAGCTGGGCTGACAATTCTTCCTGGCTCTTTGCTGCTAACTCTGTTCGCGATCTGCCTATCGCTGTGGCGTCTTGCTTAATCTGCGCCTCAAGCTCTACCTTCCTGCGTTTTATATCTGCGTCACTGTCTACCTTTTTCTCCATGATACGTGCGCGGGTATCGTTCGCCCTATCGCCCCGCTCGTTCTGCGCGGCCACCTTAACGTCTGCCCTTGCCACATCCGCCTTAGCGACGAAATCTTTACGCTGCGCGTCGTCCATAACCTGCTGAGTGGCTGCGGCGTCCTCTTGCTGTTTACGCTTCGCGGCCTGCACCATTGCCTCGGCATTGCGACGGTTCAACTGCGCCCACTGTGCAAGCTGCTTATACGGGTCCATCAGCCCATTTAAAGTGTCCCGATAAAACTGGGGAGACTTCGACATGAACTGAACGTGCTCCGTCAAATGCGGAAGCATTAGCGCCATCAGTTTATCCGCGTCAACCGGGGACATCTGCTGCTGTGCAACAGCCTGTACAACCGCCGTGGCCGTTCCCATGTGCTCGTCGCCGTGTGCTGCCTGATCATTGTCTGCACTAAACAACGGCTCCTGACCGAGCTTCATCAGATTGTCTTCTGTACGCGCTAATGATGCCCCGCCTGATAGTTCATCATTCGCTTGGTTAGACACGTACCGCGAAACATAATCTGGTCCGTTTGTCGCGAGCACGTAGTCTTTCGTGTAGTTATTAATCGCCTTGGCATCAAACGTGCCCATGACAGGTGTTAACATCTCAAGGCCCATAATCCTGGCAAGCGTTGATCCATCCCCTGCAGCCCTAGTAGCTCGCACGTCTCTAAACTGTATCGGCAGTCCCCGAAGTCCGGTCTTAACCGTATCGAACATAAAGTCCGGTACGCCGTCTTCAACACATCTTCGCTGCCATTCAACCGCTAAGTCATAGCCGGGGACATCCGACCTGCCTTTTACAATCTTTAAAAACCGGATAAATGTCGTCCGTACTGGCTTATCGAACGTGTTGTAAAAATGCGCTACTGCGTTACGAAGGGGTCCGAATTCCTTAATCGCTTTATTCCGAGCCTCTCCTGCAGCAAGAGATCCTGTTGCTCTATCGGGAAACGATGGGTCATCGCCACTGTTCGCCGCGTTTAATTCTATGCCTTGAGTCAGGTACTGCGCGGCTACGACCGCTGGTTGGATGTTTACTCCTAGCGTATTTTGAACAAACTCCGCAGACCCAATGTCAGTGGCTACTCCTGGAGTAAATCGAATTGCGGAAAACTCCCTGCCGCCTGTAGCAAGGGTTTTAATAAGCGGCGTAGACGCCATCTTACTCATATCTAAGATTGAGCAATCGAGCATATTAATCGCCGTGACTGCTGCGTACATCTTTTGCCCCAGTCCAAGATTGCCGTGGATAGTCCACTCCCCAGGGTTTGCTGTGAAGATAATTACTGCTTCTTCAATCGATTCGTACTGCCTGTCTTTAAAGAACAAGAAATCGCTTGTTAAGTCTGTATTCTTCTCTGCGGAACTAAAAAAATCAGGGGAGAATATGTAGTGGGATATCTTCCCGTCGTATTCTTTCTGGTACATATTTACTAATCGAACAGTGTCCGTGAAGTACCGCTGCACTGCGGAATCGTTATTCGAGACAAAGCGCTGAAGCTCTACCATCGAAAACGGTTGCTTAATCGTCTCTGGATAAACCGTGTTGGCGTACAACAACAGGTAATCGCCCAGGGCTTTTTTATTCCATGGTCCTGACTTATCTGACTTTGTATATATCTGGTACAGATCTTGTATGCTGTACGTAGTCTCTACCGACACGTTTGACAGCTTCGATATGAAGACCTGCGTTTGTGCAGGAATATGAAAGCGGCTCACGTCTACCACTTCCCAAAGTGGAGACTCCTCATGCGGATAAAATATTGGGGACATGCCGAACAGTGTTAACTGCGAGCCGAGCAGATTGAAATTCGGCTGGAAGTCTTCCCACATCTTTGTCACATCGCTGTAGTGACGCGCCATCGTGTCGCACCAGTCCTGCACATTTGGGGCAACCGAAGGTGTGCCCTCTACCTTGACGTACACTTCAGCAGAGTTAATAAGGTTCCAGTAGCCCTGGGCGGTTTTCTCATACCAAGACCGACCTTTAAAAGTATTAAAGTTCGCAATATGCCCAAGGCCATTAGCCTCTAGTTCATCCTGGTCATACGGAGGATTACCGCCGACCATACCGAGGATTGCGGACTGTACGGCGATACGCTCGATATCGCCTGCGCGTACCGATATGTATTGCTGGTACGCTGCTGAAACAGTCTTTAAAATATTGTCTGGTGCCTCTAGATCACCGTTGGGTTTTTGCGTAATCATTTCCCGCATGAACGGAGAGATATTGTTATTTTGCATCTTGCCCACTCAGCTTTAATTGCCAACACGAAACTTCTCTAAACTTAGATACCTGGTCATCTGGAAACGCGGGTAGTGTATCCCCCCAGAATACTTTTGACCGTATTACACAGGTACACACCGAACAAGAACCAGTCTCTTTCTCGACTGACACATGCTTGTCCCCTACCTGTCCAATCGCAATGTTGTCGGCAAAGGCCATCCACGGTCCTTTATCTGGGAACACGTTGAACTTGCACGTTACACATTGAGCCGCCCGTGCCTCGGCTGTCTTCTGAGAACACTGCTTCTTAAACCACATGTTCTTTAAAAGAAGCATCCCACCTTGAACCGTCGTGTACCAAGAACGGTGCATTTTCAACGGCTCACATTTGTTGCAGTTTTCAGGTAGGCCGCATAAGTAATTTGCTACTACTTCCGCCAAGTGGTCGATCATTTCCAATTGATTCTGTACGCGGTAAGAGACTATTTTTCCGTACAGCGCAGAGAGATTTTTTGCTGTATACAGCAACCCAGTATCAGGGTCTTTAAACTCGACGACGCGAGAAATCTCTAAAGCTTTGAATTTTCTAAATGTCATTGGTCACTCAATTAGTACTCTGCTATACTTGAGAGGTATATGCAGGATAGTCGGTACATTACCATATGAAGTCCACGCCTGGCTATACGAAAGAACAAGCCTGCATTGCTGAAGGGTGGGAAGTAGACGGCAACAACGTCTGGGCCTTTGGAAAATCCTTCCCGCTCACCCACCCACTAGCAATCTATAACAAAGTCTATCGAACGGACGAATCGCACCAAACCCGTTTCGACGCTATGAAGCGCGTCTTTGAAATCCAATGGCCTGAACAAGTCATCACGTACAATTACTGGATGGAGCGGATCTTTTGGGAACACTGCGATCACGATACTGAGTTCTTCTCCCTCGCCGGTGGGGGTGGTATTGGAAAAACACAATCGATTGCCTACGTGGCGGCGATCTTCTTTCAGTCCCTGCCGCACAAACATACAGTCATCGTAACCTCTACAACTCTTGATTCATTAAAATCCCGCATCTACGGCTACGTGCTGCGAGCATTGAAAGAATCAAAAATCAAATACCCCCTGCGGATAAACAATACGCCGCCGCCGTCGATTGCTCTAGAACCTCCTGACTTCATCCACGGCATCTACGGCATCGCAGCTAAGCAGGGGTCTGAGGAAGATACGATTAAAAACATTATCGGACGGCATCCTAAGAGCGCTCTAATGCTTATCTTAGACGAAGCTACTGAGATGCCGATGGCTATTCTTAATGCCGTACCCAATCTTAAAAAGGGATTGGCGGATCGCTTTCAAGCAGTCGCTATCGGAAACCCTAACTCTACTGAAGACCTGCACGGTGTTGTATCTATCCCTGCCGTGGGCTGGGGAAACATCGATCCGAAAAAAGATTTCCGTTGGGTCACAACCCAACCTAACGGCGTCTGTCTTTATTTTAATCCGTATGACTCCCCTGCCATACACGAAACAGACCCTGTTAAAAAGAAAGCGCTCTCTGTTTTCTTAATGACAGAAGAGAAGTTAATCGAGTCGGAACGGAATGAAGGCGTAGACTCTGACGGCTTCTGGCGATTCACGATGGGTTTTTGGAAAGCGAGATCCACAGAGTCTAAGAAAATAGTCACTGAGGAGTTCTTAAAAGACTACGACCCAACACGCCCTGCAGAATTTTCGGGCCTCCATACACTACACATCACTGCCGGATTAGATCCTGCTTTTTCTACTGGCGGGGATAAATGTATCCTGCGCCTAGCCGTTCTCGGTCATCATGTAAACGGCAGGATGGTTTTAGATTATCGAGGTCCGCACTTTGTATTTCATATTAAGATCCTGCCGAACACTGGAAAGTCGGCAGAGATTCAAATAGCCGACCAGGTAATTGCTATCTGTATCCAATACCAAATCCCTTTAAATGTTTTGTGTATCGATGCTTCCGGTCAGGGTCGTGGCCTGGCTGACGTGATTCAACTGCGTTCAGGTACAGGCTTTACGCCAACGAAAATATATTCGACAAACATCGGGCAGCATAAAGTAAACAGCCCCGACATCGTTACTACTTCTTCTTACGAGATGTGGACAACCGGAAAAGAATTCATCACGAACAGGCAGATACACGGCCTCGACCCGTTGGCTTACGGCCAGCTTCACACGAGACATATTATCGATAAGGGCGGAAAGAAGGCACTTGAGAAGAAAGCCGAATACAAAAGCCGGATGTCGAAAGCCAATTCTAGTTTAGGGCGCTCTCCTGATGAAGCGGACGCCGCCATGCTCTGTCTGCAGTCCGCAATCCTGCACTTCGGATTCTTCCCTGGGCAGGAACTAGAAGTGGTGCGCTATGCGAACGAAGAGTCTAGGCATTACGATGTCGCTCTTAAAGCATACCAAGAGCAGTTGGCTCCAAAGGCCCCTTACAACCCAAGGGCTGCTTATTCTAAAGGGATTGGAAGTTTACTAGGGAAACGGTCTTTTTAAAGACGCTACTCTAGTATTTCAATCGTCTGGCCCCCGCCGCCTTTCGGGTCCCCGAATGGCAACTTCTTAACTTTCCTGCGCGTCTCGATTAATTTGCACACGGTGTTCGATATCATACAGAGTGACTGAATGGTTTTGATTTGGGGCAGCACCCCATTACACATCGCCAGATGATTGTTTAAATGCTGAAGGTCGGCAACCGTCGTCTCTTTCTCTGTATGCCCTTCATCTATGGCCGTGAACTGTTCCAGCTCATAGTTTGAGACTGTGTGGATACTGAAGAACTCTGGAGTGTTCGTCTCCGCGTGTATCGGTAAAGTGTCGCCGCCGAGTTTCTTTTTCACCATACATATAGAGTACGGGGTTTTGCCGTGCTCGTCAAAGCCTTTGCTTGGCTGTGAAGGGTGGCTGCTGCCCATGTATGGGTAACCATACGGTGTACATGTATGTGTAACCATATGGTGTATTTCTTCATCGGCCGCTGCACACTTTTTTAAAATCGATCTATATCGATCCTGGGCGTAGGGGGGGGGGTCTAGGCGAATCGGTGACCGATCCCTAGCCACAGAAAAGAGAGTACTCAGTTGCGAATCGAAGCCTTACTTCACCAGTTGTTCAAAACTAGTCCCTAACCCAACGTCCGATCCACGATCATCCGTCCGAGTCCGAAGCATCCACTCGAACGAACGATGCGCGTACCCACACGCACGACGATCTACTTGGGCAGCGACGATCATTTGGGCAGCGGCGATCAATTTGGGCAGCGGCGATCAATTTGGGCAGCGGCGATCATCCGTGACGCGATTGCACTGTATATATACAGTGCGGCGACTACACCATTTGCCGTATTAACTACTCGATTTTACGCGTGAATACGTTTTGTGCCGATATCAAGTTAAAAAAAATAAATTAAATACACCTTTTGCTTGACTGACGCGCATCTATCAGGTTATGCTGAATTGCGGTCTAGAAAAGGAACTCAAAATGCTCAATTTACTTCCCCACATCGACATTGAGATCTACGCAGCGATCGCTTTACTCGTCGTGCTCGCGATATCTGTCGGTATCGCGTATCTGACTAACGACGTAGCGCGCCGAGCGCGCAGATTTTAGTTTAACCAAAAAAAGGAAATCAAAATGAACGATAAACAAAAATGCCAGATCTTAGAGCACATCACGGATTACAACGAGCGCAGAGAGCACTTTACGGACGTGTACAAACTGGCCGATCTCTTGGCGCTCGAAGCTGAAGGTTTGCTGCGAATTCATCGGATTGGTGCCGAACGCCCCGGTGACTGGGAATGCAATTTGACAGAAGACGGCGAATCTTTTGTCAACGTTGAAAGCGACGATTAAACTTTCAACGGATCGGCCAGGTTCGCCTGGCCGATCGATTGAACGTTTAATTTAAACCGGAAATCAAAATGAAATCGAACAACCAAAACCCTATCAAATTCGCAGTCGTCCAACTCGGCGTTTGTGTTTTTGGCGCTGGCGAAACACGCGACGCTGCTATCGACGCTACGATCCTACGGCTTGACGAGATGATCTCGCACCACGAAAACGGCACGGCCAAATTCAAGATGCTCGAATCCGATCACGCCGACTTTGACGGATACCTCAAAAATCAAGGAGGCTACGAAAAAATCGGCAACGATTGGTTCAAAGCTTAAACTTTCAACGGATCGGCCAGGTTCGCCAGGCCGATCGATTGAACGTTTACAAAAAAAGGAACTGCTATGCGCACACTCTTGCACACACTGAAAACGGCTCGCAACACTATCGTACGCTACGATTTAGACGACGCCGATCTGCTGGCGCGACTAGATCGAGCCATCCGATATCTCGCTACGCGATAATCGTTTAAAAACCGGAAAACACAATGCTCGGCTTAATCTGCGGTCACTTCATTCTCGCATCCTTGCTCGCTGGAATCCTCCTGCTCGCTTTCTTTGTCGTACAGAATTTTTTAAACCTGCTGCTTGACCGAGACTAAACTTTCAACGGATCGGCCAGGTTCGCCTGGCTGATCGATTGAACGTTTAAAAAAAGGAAACCAAAATGCACACTAAAACCCCCATCAAATTCGCCGTTATCCAATACGGTTATTGTGTACACGGCACTGGCGAAACGAGAGCCGAAGCCGTCGCGGACTGCGAGATCGAGCGCATTAACGGCAAGCGCTATACTCCTGCTGAGATCGAGAGCGAGCTGCTCGAAGAGTATAGCTACGGTGTAGACGCTACGTTCTTTGTGCTCGAATCCGACCATGAAGATTTTGACGGATATTTAGCTGATCACGGCTATTATAACAAAATCGGTAATGACTGGTTCGAGGCGTAGCTTTAACTTTAAAAGGACAACAAAATGAACAATGAACAGAAACACAAAATCATCTCGAAGATTACGACACGCAACGAGCGCGGCCAGCATTTTACGGACCTCTACAATCACGCTGATTTAATCGAGCTAGAAGCGGAGGGGTCAATTGAGATTGATCGTCCGGTGCATCTCGAAACTGGCATCCCATACGGACCGGATTATTGGACTGTGGATGTCACCGACGACGACGAAGATGCGTACGCCGATGATTGGGCCAGTCCGATGGAATTCGAGGAGGAGATCGAAGCCTGAGCGTTTAACAGATCACCTAGTCGCGGCTAGGTGATCGATTGAATGGTTACGCACACACAAGGAAACAATTATGAACACTGACAAAATAATCGCGGAGATCAATCAGCTACGACGCAGCAGTAAAAACCGATGGTATTGGTACTCGAACAACCATATACACCTTAAAGGATTCGGCACTTGGATTCAGCGTATGAAGATCGACGGATACGAGACACAGTTCGACACCATGATGGATCTATCCGTGTCCGAATTTAACGCACGTTTAACGTCCATACTGACTACCTACCCACCGATTTTTTAATTTTTAACAAAAGGAAAACAAAATGAAAAACAAGAACCCGCTCAAATTCGCGTTGATAGAACTCGGCTCTTGCGTGTTCGGTGCTGGCGAGACGCGAGCGTTAGCACTCGCTAACGCTCAAATTGAAAACGGCGACGGCTCCGGCGATCTTCTCACTCCGGCGGAGATCGAGAGCGAGCTGCTCGATCACCACGATTTCGGGACCGACGGAAAATTCGTAGTACTCGAATCCGACCACAGAGACTTCGACGACTACCTACAGAATCAAGGAGGCTACGAAAAATTCGGTGGTGCTTGGTTCGAGGCCTAAACGTTCAACAGATTCGCTAGGCACGCGACTAGCGAATCGATTGAATGTTTAAAAAAAAGGAAACCCATGTACATCGGAATAGACTACGGACACGGCAAAGCTAACATCGACGTAGAAACGGGAATTCGCTACGGTGTGATCTCGCTGAACTCCTGCGATCCTGATTGGCTGCAAAACTTCGATGCGGAATATCCTGAAGGTTTATCCGATGACGACGACTTCGCCGAACCATTGGGATTCTCGTACAACAAAAACGGTTTGATTTGTCACTACGCGACCGATTCTTACTTTTTATTCGTGTTTAAATCGCCTCACATTATCAATTGCGCGTTTTGCTCTCCGTGTATGCCAGGAGCCGGAGATCTCGATAATGTACATGTGGACGGCGTGAAAACATACGGCTTGTCAGCTGACTATTTAGCCGACTAGCGAAGCCGTTAACACTTTAAAACAAGGGAAACACTTATGAAAAAAGCACTAAACTTTGCGGGTAACAAAATAGTTAAAAGCATTACCCGCCATCCTTGCACTTTCCCCGGCTGCTATGATCGGTTAGGAGTCACAGTTTGCGGCGACCTGCTATGCGCTACGTGTATTAAGGACAACATCCGACTAGTACTCAAAGCTACACTTTTACGAGAAGCGAACGAATGGCAAATTATTGGGCAAGCTTATGAAGCGGTAGGCGTAGAAGTGGGGGAAGAGTCAGCTGCTCAATGCACTCACTGCTACCGCGAAATTGGGGAATTAGGTTGTTAAACTTTCAACAGATTCGCTAGGCACGGCGACTAGCGAATCGATTGAATGTTTAAAACAAGGAAAACAATTATGACAAAGCAAAAAGATCGCGAAGATGACCGTAATCACCTATGCGCAGTGTTGAAGCCCGGCGATACCGTGTACTGCGTTCTGCGATCCGTGAGTCGTTCGGGCATGAATCGAAAAATCAGTTTTTTTATTCTCCGTGACGGGGAAATAACCGGAATTACCTGCCCGATGGCAGCAGTACTTGGCCTGCGTCTTGTGTCGCTGCGCGGCACTCCTGCGCTAAGCATAAATGGCTGTGGCATGGACATGGGGTTTCATACTATCTACGCATTAGGGCGTGCGCTATTCCCGCAGGGATATATTCCCGCAGAGGCCGGTAAAGACTATGGCAGAAACGGACTAGGTGCGGACGTGCGAGATCCCGACGGTGGTTATGCTCTTACATCCCGGTGGCTATAAGAAGAGTTTATAAACCCTCAACAGATTCGCTAGTCGCAGATAGCGGATCAATTGATTGTTTAAACAAACGGAAAACATTATGAAGACGACATTACCATTCGCAGGATTCTACCAGACTGAACATGCCGACGCCGTGGATACCGCCTACGATCACCTGATTAAAGGTACTGAGGACACCTCATGCCCAAACTCTGCTGTAATATTCGCGGCTATTTGTTGGCCGGCGGTTTTTTCTCAGTACGCAAAAAACTACACCGAACAATTCGCACATACCTTCAGCATAGCCATCTCGTTTGAAAAACTAATCAGTCCACGCGAGTACAATTTCCAAACCGACCAGATATTTTGTACCATCGAAGACGCGGAGGTTTTGCGCGTGTTCAGTCTAGTAGATCCGGCACTACTGCGTAGACAAATTAAAAAATGCTTTACGTCCCGGTCCGGTTTCTTATCGTTTTACTCCAGCGACTTATCCGATTGGGCAAGTAATGTCTTGACTTGGGACCATAACCAAATCGCCGTGCTACTCGAAGCATTCATAAACTCATACATCGATGTTGGCGAGCTATGGGAAAAATCCATAGCTGAAGCTTTGGTATGTAGCAATCATATAGATGACTTTCTTTGGAACGCAATTGAAGATCCTCAAGTATTGAAAATGCTTCGGGCAATCCATACTCAAACCCAATCTTAATTAAGCCTTCACCGGATTCGCTAGTCGCGAGACTAGCGAATCGATTGAACGTTTAAAACAATGGAAACATATGACGAAAATATCATCACCGACCGACTGGTTAAATCTGGCAACGTCGAAAGATCGTGCCTACCCAAATCTACGTGCGCCGTACCGTGACACGGACTACACAGTGGCGACCGACGGGAAACGAATCCACATCGTTTCGAGTGAAAAAATCGAAAAGGGTTTCTCACTGTCCGGTGAGGATGTCGATTTCCCGTCGTGGCGTGACGTGTTACCGAACAATTCGGATAGGTTGCTTGCGTCTTTCTCGCTGCTCTTAGCCGCAGATGACCGTAAATTTTTGATCGGCACATCCAAGTTTTTAAAAAACAATTACTGCCCGGGAGTAACTATTTGTAAATTTGGTGCCGTAGAGATTTCGTTCGGGGCGTCACACGGGAAACAATTTGATTTGAAATTCGCGCTCAGAATAGCCAACGTAAAAGGCGATATTCAGTCTATTATCGATTCCCAATCTTCTTGCATAGATCTTGAGTACCTGACCGACGCTACGGCAAATAAAGAAGGAGAAGGAATTTTTACGATTTCCTGGTATCAAGGCGGCCAAGTTTTGATCGAACACGACGAAGGACACTGCAAAGCCGTCGTCATGGCAATGCGCGCACCACGTCCCGAAGCCTGATAAATTTTTATGCCCGGAAAAGAATTATGAAAACTGGTGGCTCGATAAAGCGAATCGATTGAATGTTTAAAACAATGGAAACAAAATGCACACTAAAACCCCTATTAAATTCGCCGTCGTACAATACGGATATTGGCTGTTCGGCGCGGGCGAAACGAGAGCCGCAGCTATCGCAGACTGCGAGATCGAGCGCTACACGACAGAGGAGATCGAGAAGGAGCTACTAGCAAAGGACAACCATTGTGTACCTGGCGCGTTTGTTGTGCTCGATTCCAATCATAAAGAGTTCAACTACTACCTAGCGGACCACGGTTGCTTTGAAAAAATCGGCGACGAATGGTTCAAAGACTAGCCCCCAAGCCGGGACTTCCACCGGCCAAGTTTTACGCAAACAAGGAAAACAAAATGAACACTAAACAGAAACATGAAATCCTTTCCGAGATCATTGACCGCAACGAACATGGCCAGCATTTTACGGACGTGTACAGCGCGGCCAATCTTCGGGAGCTGGAAACTCTCAAATTAATAAGAGTTACGCGACACGCGAACGGAGTCCCGTTGCCGCCTGAGCGCTTTACTGTGTTACTCACCGATCGCGGCGCGCAAATAATCTGTGAGTCCGAAGCTGAATATGAGGCGATTTATCACTACGCGCCGAATCGTGGCGAAGAGCCGGAAGATTTCGGGCTTTAACCTCCCACTTCCAAGCCGGGACTTCCACCGGCCAAGTTTTACGCAAACGAGAAATCAAATGAACCCTGACTATGTAAACCGCTTCGTGACCGTGCCCGGATTCGCAGAAACTTTATACGACTTTATCGTCGAAACAATCGATGCCCAAAATCCGCAAGGTTCGGAATTATACCGAGATGGAATGGAAGCTGGACGCATCGCCACAAAAACCGTAGCCGTATTAGTTAAACTTTTAAAGGAAACAGAATGAACACTAAACCCAAAACTTGGATCACCGACGAAAACAGAAACCGCGCCTCGATTGAAAAATGGGGAAGTGAGGCACTTGCGAGAGCTTCACTCGTGACGCTGCGAAATTGCGCCGATTGCGACGATTGCGTTGATTGCTTCGGCTGCACCAATTGCGATGACTGCGCCCGCTGCGATGACTGCGCCCGCTGCGCCAAATGCACCCGATACACCAAATGCCTTTATTGCAATAACTGCAATGACTGCGCCAAATGCACCCGATGCACCAAATGCCTTTATTGCAATAACTGCAATGACTGCGCCAAATGCACCCGATGCACCAAATGCCTTTATTGCAATAACTGCAATGACTGCGCCAAATGCCCCCATTGTAATAACTGCAATGATTGTGATGATTGTACCCACTGCAATGATTGCGATGACTGCACCCGCTGCACCAAATGCACCCACTGCAATAACTGCAATGACTGTGTTGACTGCGAAAACAGCTAGTGGTGGATAACCGCGTAGCTTTTGAGGAGTATAAAACTACAGTAACCGAGTAAAACTTTCAACGGATTCGCTATTTGCAGATAGCGAATCGATTGAATGTTTAAACCACTGGAAACAATTATGGGCACTGACAAGATAATCGCGGAGATCAACCGACTACGCCGTAGCAGTAAAGGCGGCTACTCGTACTCAAAAAACCACCTGCATATTAAAGGGTTCGGGACCTGTATCCAGCGAATGAAAATCGATGGATACAAAATGCATTTCCGCACCGAGATGGATCTATCCGTGTCCGAATTTACCACCTGTTTAGATTTTATACTGACTATCTACCCCCCCGATTTTTTAATGTTTAAAACAATGGAAACAAAATGAAAACCTGGATCACTGACAAAAACAAAAACCGAGCCTCGATTGAAAAATGGGGAAGTGAAGTGCTTGCGAGAGCTTCTCTTGCGACGCTATACAATTGCTACCACTGTGACGATTGTGTTGAGTGCTTCGGCTGCACCAATTGCGCTGACTGCAATGACTGCACCCGCTGCACCAAATGCACCCACTGCAATAACTGCAATACCTGCAATGACTGCGATGACTGCGCCCGCTGCACCAAATGCACCCACTGCAATAACTGCAATGACTGCGCCCGCTGCAATGACTGCAATAACTGCAATGACTGCGCCCGCTGCAATGACTGCAATAACTGCAATGACTGCGAAAACAACGAGTGTTTGATAACCGCGTAGCTTTTGAGGAGTATAAAACTACAGTAGCTGAGTAAAACTTTCAACGGATTCGCTATTTGCAGATAGCGAATCGATTGAACGTTTAAAACACTGGAAACAAAATGAAAACACTGGAAACAAAATGAAAACACCTGAAGATACAAACGACCGCGCCGAACTAGCCGACGTGTTATCGACGATTCGATCCGCTCCCCGACGTAAGAACTCTAAGAGCATGATTGATGTTTGCCGCAAAATACTAAATGAACAACAGTGTGCACGTTGGCACGGCGATATGATCGACTCTTTTAGTGCTTCCGCATTTGTAAAAATATTTGACCTACTACCAGAAGAAGGCCGCGTAAAGCTTTTGGCTATCGCGGATAGCAAAGGGCCAGCCATGGCTATGCGCGTCGTATGGAAAATGGTGGGCTAAATGGAAACATACATCATCCAGCTCGCCACGGGTAAAAAAGAAAGCTATCGGCCCCGCCACGAAAAACTTTACAACGATACACTTGAGAACGTCATACGACTTTTTAAAGAGATCGTCATACCTCCGGGCTGGAAGAAACGGCTTTGTAAATACGACCCCCTCACACATAAAATAACGCCTATCATGCACAACAGGTAAATATGCCTTTATACAAACCATCATGTGTCGTTCGCGGCCTCTGTCGAAGTAGTATACCCGGCTCTTATGAGGGTAAAACATTAGCCGAGATCAAAGGGGATTCGTACAGCCAGCTTATACATCACCCGAATGGGGAATATACCCTGCGTTGGGCGGATCATTGGCAGGAGATCCTATCAGGTGAATCCTCCTTTATCGATTTTAAAATATTAGAGGGCTAAGATAAGACATTTACGCTTATGTAAAATCGAATCGTTGCCGATTGAATAGTCGTCTTACTATTCGCCCATTAATTACGATGGGCGGTTTTATAAACTAGGTGAAAAACATGATTCAAGTACTTCTAGGTATGCTCGCCGCTATCCTCGTGGCCGTATTCGGGGCAGGCTGCGCGGGCCTAAAGGTATGCGGGGAAGTATCCCGCATCGACGCCGTAAAGCAGACACAATCCACATTTAACGGCGGCTTTGGTGACTTCTGGCACGGTGTCACCGATGGCCGTAAAAAAACCTTAACTGAGGATGAATAAAATGCGCCGAACAGTAGAACTGGCCTTAATTGACTTGGGGCATAACGATTCATTCGCAGCCGCAGGAATCCTTGACTTCTTAGTGGTCGAACAGGGCTATCCGATCCGACGGGTAGCCAAACTCGTGCATAGGAAGTTTCGTATTCCGTTAGCTACGATCCTATCTACACTGTACATTTTAGAAGCCGGTACATTGCATCACTGTTAACCGACCGGGCGACTATCCCATTGCGGATAGTCGCCCGACCCGCGTAGGGAGTAACCGAGGCTTACCCACCTGCCACGCTCGAAGGCTCGCACATGGGATTAACCGATGATTACCCACCTGCCACGCTCGAAGGCTCGCACATGGGAGTAACCGAGGCTTACCCACCTGCCACGCTCGAAGGCTCGCACATGGGATTAACCGATGATTACCCACCTGCCACGCTCGAAGGCTCGCACATGGGA